GCTGTTAAGCTCTCTAACCAAATGATTAAAAGAGATCGTGGGATGAGAGCAATAACAAATGTTGTTTCTACGACACGTCTTACTGAGTCTAATCTAACAACATTTCTTGGAGAAAAGAAAAGTCCAAACATAAAAGTAACAAAGACTTTGTTAAAAGAGTTTCAGACAATTCAAAACGAGTTTATAAAGAAAGATAAAATCAATCAAGTACATAGAGATAATGTTGCATTATTAGAAAAATTAAATTCTTCTTTTTCTGCACCAGACCGTAAAGTACCACCAATCCTCATGTTACCAAATTCTAATGCTGGTATTCTGAACATGACAGAAGTTGCCAACGCCGTAGAGTTTGTTCTTAACACAAAAGAAGGAGATATCATAACAAAGTCTGATATCTTTGTTGCTCTAAAGATTGGAATGAACTTCTCTGCTAATGTTGCAATCTTTGCAATCCTAAAATCTGTTGAACGTAATATTTCACAGTATGAAAATCTTAGTCAGGCATTATATGCCTTTGCTGCTGAAATTGAATCGGAAGTAAAGTTTGGAAACACATCTTTACCTCTTGTTATAGTGTATGGTGGTGAGGATAAAAAGGCTGTTGTTTTAGGTACAAGAAATGAATTTAAACAAGATAAGGTCAAAGAACTAACCGCAAAAGGTAGAGACTATAATGATTTCCCTGTTGCAATTATCAGTGTTAGAAAAGCCAAAAAGGGAAAAGAACAACAATTATACAATGTAATTCATTTTAAGATCGTGACAGATTTTAAAGAAGTTGGTGGAAAACCAGAACCAGTCTATTTAATGTTCGAACTTATTGCTGATCAGAGTAGGTCATTTACTCTTAAAGTTGAAGGTAATAAATACCAAGATAAAGCAAAGGCAATGTCATGACCAAAAGATTTACCGATCTATACGAACGCAAGGTAAACGTGATTCAACGCAAGAAGCAAGCAAGACGAATGGCTAAACTTGCGAAGTCACCATCTTTTCAGTTGAAGAAAAAACGTGCATTGTTAAAGTTTAGAAGTGCAGATAAAATAGATGCAGTGGCGAGAAAAAAGACAATCCAACAGTTTCGCGATAAGTTTTTCCCACAATATGATGAGATGTCACTTCAACAAAAAAGTATTGTTGATCAAAAACTTCTGAGCAAGTTTGGTCCCAAAATAGACAAGATCAGCAAGAAAATGGCAATGCGTCTGAAGAAAGACGAAGTAGAGAGAGTTAAACAAGCTCGTGCAGCACAGAGAGAAGACTCATGAAAAAGTTTAGAGAGTTATCAGAAGCAAAAGGTGTTATGGTCATGGCCTTCGGGCGTATGAATCCGCCCACTATCGGACATGCCAAACTTTGCGACAAGGTAAAATCAATCGCCGGAAGTAATCCATATAGAATTTACTTGTCTCAAACAGTTGGACCAAAAGACCCGCTTCCCTTTGTTAAGAAGCTCACATATGCAAAACGGTCCTTCCCTAAACATGCAAAGGCAATCCAAGTTGATAAATCTGTCAAGACAGTTATTCATGCAGCTCAAAAAGTGAACCAAGATGGGTACACGGGCCTCGTGCTTGTCGCAGGAAGTGATAGAATTCAAGAATTCCAGCGTCTACTTGACCGATACAATGGTAAGGCGGATAAATCGGGAACCATAAATTTCGACTTCCCCGATGGTGTGCGGGTCGTCAGTTCGGGAGAACGCGATCCCGATTCGGCAGACCCAACAGAAGCTATCTCGGCGTCAGTTATGCGCGCAGCTGCACAGTCTGGTGATTTTGAAACTTTCAAAAATGGTTCACCTATGAAAGAAACTGATGCAAAGAAAATGTACGATGATGTGCGTAAATTCATGGGTGTGCGTGAAGCAAAAGAAGACCTCGACATAACTTCAGATTATGACGCATTGCGTGATGCATACCTACGAGGAGAGTGGGGTAACATTGGAGACATCGTAGAAGCAAATGGTTTAAGTGGTGAAGTGGTTCGTAGAGGGACTAACTATCTTTCCTTTGTTGATGAAGACGGTAAATTCCACAAAGCATTTTTACACCAAGTTGATGAACGTGCTTGGTATAGTGCTTTAGGTGGTAAAATTCAGAAAAGGGCCGCACCAAGAGAATTCGAAAAAATGGCAAAGCAATATGTTGATCTCGCAAAGAAACCTGAGTATAAGGGGAAACCTAATCTTGCTGCAACTAAAATTGCATTACAGTATAGAGATGTAAATCCCCGCACTCTAATTTCATACATCAACGATCTTGTTATGCAGGGTAAGTTACCAAAGGAACTTCGTGCAAGTTATATGCCCACGTTCAAGGAAGCAACCTCTGTAAAACAGGATAAGGACATTAAGGACAGAGAAGGAACGCAACCCAAAAAATACTATGCAAAGGATGCTGAAGGTGATGAAATGTCCAAGTCTACTAAGCAGGCAAGGGCAAGACATTTTGAGAAGGGTGCAGAGAAGGACGATGATGATCCTAGTGCATACAAACCTGCACCTGGCGACAAGAGTGCAAAGACTAAAATATCAAAGCACACAAAGAAAGTTCGTCAGATGTATCCAGACCTCTATGATGAGGCCCGCGATTATAAGAAAGAGTATGCCAATTACCACTCAAAACCTGAGCAGATTGAGAGACGGTCTTCCCGCAACAAGGCTCGTCGCATCATGGGTGATAATGCAATCAAGGGAAAAGACATTGGACACAAGGACAACAATCCTTTAAACAATGACCCAAAGAACCTTCGCAATGAAGACCCATCAACCAATCGCAGAGAACCAAGATTGCGTGAGGGTGCAGCAGATTCATCTATTAGAAAAAAAGCAGAGAAGTCTGGAATTTCATTTTCTATTTTGAAACAGGTTTATAATCGTGGTGTTGCCGCATGGCGCACAGGACATAGACCAGGCACAACTCCAGAGCAGTGGGGACATGCTAGGCTAAATTCATTCATATCAAAATCCTCTGGAACTTGGGGTGGTGCAGACAAAGACCTTGCAGCAAAGGCAAAAGGTAAGAGTGAGTCTGTTGACCTTGGTGAGAGTTGGAAACCAAGTACGGTGAGTGGTTACTCTGCACTTATGTTTGCAAAGGAATTTCCAGAACATGAAGTGAAGGGTGCATTCCAGTATCATCCAGACGTTCTAGAGGCACTGGATGAAATTGATGAAGGTCTATGGGACAACATTCACAAGAAACGTGAAAGAATCAAGAGTGGTTCTGGTGAGAAGATGAGAAAGAAGGGTGAGAAGGGCGCACCCACACCAGACCAGATTCAGAAAGCACAGGAAGAAGCATGTTGTGAGGACTGTGAGACAGAATCCGTTCTCATTGAAAACAACCAGTATCGTGTAGGTTCTGAAGCATACTTTGAGTATTTCACTAATATGCGAAAGATGTATAATGAAGGTCGTCTAGAAGTTACTGGTTTTGACAAGGAACTCATGGAAGGTGATCTTGGTAAGTTTGCAACTTATGAAGAACAGGTTGTTCCTCTAGATTGTCCTATGATGGAAGAGGAGGAGAAAAACCCACCTCTAAACAAACCAAAGGCTGGTGGTCCAAAGAAATACTATGTGTATGTGCGTGACCCATCAACAGGTAACGTCAAGAAGGTCACATGGGGTGACACAACAGGTCTAAAGGTTAAACTTAATGACCCTGCTGCAAGAAAGTCATTTGCTGCTCGTCATAAGTGTGATCAACAGAAGGATAAGACCAAAGCATCATATTGGGCGTGTAATCTACCTAGATATGCATCTCAACTTGGACTTTCCGGCGGTGGGAATTTTTACTGGTAATGACAAATCCATATAATGATAAATATATAGATGGAAAAACAATTCGTTCTTTTAGTCGATTTGTTGAAAATACAGAGTTAATTTGGCATAGAGACAAGAAAGACAGAAAAGTAAAAGTTTTATACGGAGAAGGTTGGCAATTTCAATATGACAACGAACTACCAAGACCTCTGAGTGTCGGAGATAGTTTGTACATTGCAAAGGAAACATTTCATAGACTACTAAGGGGGGATACCACTTTAGTATTGGAGATAAAAGAAAATGACTAGTTACAGACAATCAATGAAAGATACTCTACAAATCATGTATGATGTTCGTGAGGCATCTCTCTTAGAAAGAGACTTGACACCTGACGAAGAGAAACGTAGAGAAGAAATTGCAAAAGACCTTCCTGACGATGACTTCAAGAAGCGTTATGGTGATAAGTGGATGTCAGTTAAGATGGCCACTGCAACCAAGATGATGAAGAACGAAAAGGTTGAAGATGATGATGAGGGTGATGAAGAAGAAAAATTGACTCGGCCAGGTGGTCCTATGGATGAAGCAAAGTTCTCTGCAAAAGAAATTCAGATGGCAATCGGTATTGCATCTGACAAACGTTACAAGGGTGGTAACATGACAGGTGCTGCGGATGCAATTGACAAGATTAAGCCTGGTCTATCAGACCACCCACAAGTTCGTGCAGTTCTTCGTAGACAGAATGAAGAGACTGAACTTGATGAGGTAGGTGGTTCTGCGTTTGGTGGAACGATTGATAAAATTCAAAAGGTTGTTGATGACAAACAAGCAATGAAGATTGATGGTGTAATGGTTGATACATTTACCGCATCATTAATTATGAATATCTTTAATAAGGTAAACAAGCAAAATCAAGACAAGATGAGGAAAATGAAAGTCACTCAACTTGCTAATGCAGCATATAAATTGTCAGGAGTGAAAGAAGAAGTTGACCTTGAAGAAGGTAAGATGGGTGACCAGTGGCAGAAGGGTGCCAAGTCAGTCAAGTCTGGTCCTTTCGAACTTATGCGAGGCAAGAGTGGTGTTCATGCTATTATGCAGAACGGTAAGAAACTTGGTGACTTCTCATATGACGATGAAGCAGATAACTTCGTTGCAAACATGAAGGGTATGAAAGGTCAGTGGGTAGGTAATGATATCGACTCTCTTTTCACTCATCTTCAGAAGGTTCACAAGGAAGAATTTGAGATTGAAGAAGCATCTGCCGCTGCTGATGCTCGCCGTGCAATGCGCCGTGACCCAGAAATGAAACAACGTGCATTCTCAAAAGACGACTCTGCAACTGATGATGACGTAAAGGGTGCATCAAAGAATATTATTATGCAATTGAGAAAAGCTGGAAACAGGGCATCTATGGGTGTTGAATTCCAAGATGGAAAGAAAATTCAAATTCCTGCTAAACTGGCAATCGCAGTTCAACAGAAATACAACTCAATGCGTAAACCCGCAGACAAAGAGAAGTTTCAGGCAAAGATTGGCAAGTCTTATCGTGATATGTTAAACGCACTTAAAGAAGAAGCAGTGTCCCCTGCACAGCAGGCAGCCATTGCAATCTCTAAGAAAGAACGTGGAGAGAAACCCAAAAAAGAATCTATCCTAGACAGGATTGATAGAAAAATCAAGGAGAATAAAAATGGGTAAGAAGTATTTTGATACAAAAGAAGGAACCCTTGAGTCTTCTGTCCTCAATGTCTGGGCAGAGGCCGCAAAGAAAAGTGAGTCAATGGATAAGGTAAATCCAAAGGCACTCAAGAAGGACTTTGATGACCGCAAGGACAAGGACATCGACAATGATGGTGATGTGGATGATTCTGATGAGTATCTACACAATCGTCGTAAGACAGTCTCAAAGGCAGTTAAGAATGAAAAGGTCGAAATTGAAATTGATGATGAGGAAGAAGACGAAGAGGACGAAGAAGAGAAAAAAGATGTCGAAGAGTCTTATGAGATTGGTACAGATGAGTATCGTGACCATACACTAGAAGTAACTCCTGGCCAGTCTCTAACATGGGGTACTGCAAATGCATATAAGCAGGCATCTATGAAAGAAGCACTTGCAAAAGTTTGGGGTTTAGACGAAAAAAAACTTGACAAATCTGAGGAATCTGATATAATAGCACCAGTAAAAGGCAAGAAGTCCATGACAGGTGGAAAGGTTGCTGATGTTGATGTTGACCCTGAGATGAAGAAAGAAGATAAGTGAAGACACTACTTGAAGTAAGACAGATTTCAGAAGCAGAGTTACCTACTATTTTTTGTGATATGGATCAAGTTCTTGTTGACTTTATCGGTGGTGCAGAGGACGCAATTGGTGAACCTTTTGCAACTTCCGATAAAGATCAACGTTGGAACAAGATTGCAAACACAAAAGGTTTCTGGGCAAATCTTCAATGGTTATCTGGTGGTAAACGTTTGTGGGATTTTATCAGTAAGTACGATACTGAAATCCTATCTGCATATTCTAACCGTGATGGAACTTCACGGAATGGAAAACTGAAATGGTTATCCAAGAATACGAAGATTAAACGTGGTAAAATTAATCTTGTCATGCGTTCTGATAAACAGAAATATGCGACAACGAATGGTAAACCAAATGTATTGATTGATGATTATATCAAGAATATTAACGAGTGGGAAGCCAAAGGTGGAATCGGTATCCACCACACTAATGTGAGTAAAACCATTTCAGAACTTAAACGTCTGGGGTTTAAATAGTATAAATAGACAAACAAACTCTATAGAGTAAGGAGAAAGACAATGGGTTTATGGGGAGCTTCGGACGCAGATGAGTCCAAACCAAAAAATCTAACTACAGCAGAGAAGAAAGAAGTATTTGCGACCACAGCCGGTTGGGTTCGTGAAGCAGGAAACGCCTCTTCTGGTAACGATAATGCAAACGCAGACCCAGAGGTTCTAGTTGCAATCGGTGACCTCACTACCTCGCTTGGTGCTGCTACAATTGACAGTGTTGACCTCAATACTACTGTTGCTGATAAGTCTGATGGATTTACACTCAGTGTTACGGTTCGATACAATGAGGCAGTTGATGTTGTCACAACAGGTGGTACACCAACAATTTCTATTACCAATGGTAACGAAGGTACAGGTACAGGTCGTGGACCACACACCCTATCTTATGCTTCTGGTACTGGAACAAACGAACTTCTGTTCACACTTGCAATTGCTGCTGCTAATGCCGCAACAAACGAAGATGACGTTCTTTCAGTTGGAGCACAGAGTGTTGCACTAAACAGTGGTACAATTAAGGATGCTGGTACAGCAACAAATGCTGAACTTGTCATTACTGCTGGACAGGGCACTGCTGCTGGAACCGTTACTGTTACTGCATAATAGTTAACTAAACATTATAATGGAGATATTATGATTGACGAAGAGATGATTAAGAATCGCATGGAAGTTCTAGTAGAAGATGTAAAGTCTGTACGAGAACGGATTGCAAATGCCGAGAGGCAGATTATGGATGATAAGGCAACGCTAAACGCACTGTTGGGAGCATACCAACAGTGCGAAGCGTTCCTCAAAGAAATTAATGATGAAACAAGTGATGAGGAATGATGCGTTCATGTCCTCAGTAACATTCCCACAATACTGTGGGTTTATATAAGGAGAAGCCAAAATGGCAGACAAGAAGATTACAGCACTAACAGACCTTTCTACAGGTATTGCTACCGCTGACCTTTTCCACGTTGTTGATGACCCAAGTGGTACACCAATCAACAAGAAGGTTTCTGTTGCAAACGTATTTAACTATATCCCCGTTCCCCTTGCAACAAACACCGCAGAGACAGTAACCGCTGATGGTGCTCTTGACATCACAAAGGGTATTCATATCCTAAACGGTGCAAGTGCTACTGTTCAGACAACTCTTGCTGATGCAACAATCGTTGGTCAGATTCACATGATTGTTGCTAAGGATGTGTCAAACACAGTTGACGTTGACCTCACAACAACAATTGGTTCAGCAGCAACACTCACCTTCAACGCAGTTGGTGAATCTGTCACACTACAGTGGACAGGTACAGACGGTTGGGCAGTGATTGGTCACGGTACAGGCGCTACAGGCGACCTTGGTACTGGTCCAGTTATTTCCTAATATTAATTTGGTGTGGGGGGTTCGTCCCCCCACCCATATTTGGAGACAATTATGGCAAGAGATGATGGTAAAAGATACGGTGCTGGTGGTGCTCTCATTGAGACAGTTACCCCACAGGTAGAAAAGAAACCCGCACCCAAGAAAACAACAAAGAAGGTTCAAATTCTAGAGGAAAGAGTTACTGATACTCTCCCTTCAGATGTAGAACCCAAGGATGACTAAAATGAAAAGATTTAAGAAAGTCGTAACAGAAGGTCATGGTAGACTATCAGGTGGTCCAACTGCCGATGCTGCAACTAACCTTAACATGCAAGACTACACAAATCCCGCAGTTATTCGCGCACTAAATTCTTTTGTGGGAACAATCTGTGATAAACATATTTTCCCAGAACAAGCAATTGGAGTTCTAAGAAATAGTCTTAGTAAAATCCAACTCACCTTTGGTGAGGTGCCAGTAATGGAAGGTGAAAGTGGTTCTTTTGAGTTACCTTTGAGTGTCGGTGCGGGTCGATTTGGTAAGAGTACAGATACACCCTTTGATGAGTTTGAGGAAGACGATGGTATTTCTCATGTCAAAGAAGGTGGTCTTACACTAGTTATTGGTTACGAAATGGCTGAAGGAAATTCATATAAGTTAACTGCTTCAGTTAAATAAGAATGTATGAGAAGATAACCCAAGACAATTTCATGATGTATGCAATAAGACATTATGAAAATCCTCAGTGTGAAGGCGAAAAAGAGTTTCATGATGATATGAAGAGGTTTAAGTATATTAAACGTCTTCTGAAAAAGTATAATACTACGAATATATTGAAGGAGAGGTTACTTCTCAACCACATTATTATATTGAGAAACCTATTTGGTAATGACGCATGTGTGACACTACTACTCTTTAAAACTCAGAAGGAATATCTTAACGCATTAAAGTCTTTCCTAATATTTCTAAATATGATTAGAGAGGATGAGTTGAAGAGTATCGAAACTGATCCACATGTATTAGAAATATTAAGGAAACGAGTTTAATGGGTAGAGCGATAGACTTATTTGTAACATACAGATTCATAAAATTACTTGTCACTCCCTTTGACAAGACAGAGGCATATAAACTCGGCATCATTGATGCAAAGGGTAATCGTGTTATGCCTCCGCCCAAGAATGGTGTGAGACAGACAAAACCAGAGCCTCTTCGCACATCTGAAGAGAAGAACGCATATACCATTCTGCATAAACTGGTTTTCAATATCAAGAAAATATTTGACAAGGTGCCTGGTCTTAGAACAAGACTAGGAACCTATGCTGCTGCCCTGTTTCTACTCAAAGACACATTCAAGGAATCGGTAGATGACCCTGATGTGTTTGAGAGAGAGTTCATGAAGTATCTCAAGGAACAAGGATATGAGATTGATGACACCATCATGGAAGAGGTTGTAGGATTTGGTGAGGTACTTCCAAAGGGAGAATACACACTAGTCAATGATATTCTAAATAATGAAGAGGAAGAACTTACTGCAAAGGCAGGAGACAAGGTGATTGCATATGATGATGAACCACCTGTTGATACTGTTCTTGGAGTAGAGATTTTCCCCATTATTCATGTTAAGACACAAGAAAAAATATACGTCAGTTTGGAGGACATAAAATGAAACGCTGGACAGAGGTTTCCCCATATTCTGGAATTGAAGAAGATGCACCCGCAAATAACGCAAGCAGTGGTGACGTTTCTATGCCACCAGATGCAGTTATGGACAAAAAGAAAAAGAAGAGAGATGCACTCTTTGATGCACGAACCAAGGCATATCGTCAACATCGTGCAAAACTTGAGGCGGCAAGAGAGAGACGTGCTGCACAGAAAGAGTCTAAGTTCGTCAAGAAGGTAACTTCAGAGATGGCATATGGTGCTGGTTACGACACCACAAAACCAATGGCTGCACTGAACGCACAGAAGTCTGCAACTGGATATGACCTCTACCACAAAACCTTTTCTGGTGCCATGCAACATGCATACAAGTTTGCAAAGAGCAAGGGATACACTGTACAACCTAGTGAGATTGATAACAAGGTTGCGAGTGGTCCAAGAAAACCAAGTTCTGGTAAGACTAACAGTTATATCCTAGATACCGATAAGAAACAAAGGGTACATATTCAAGTTGCTAATCTCGATAATAAGAGATATGAACTTAACATGTATATCACCTAATGAAAAACAAACTTGATATTTACAGTTTTCTAACGGATGTTCCAGAAGAACCAAAACCACAACCTATTAAGGAAGAGGTTGTTGAGACTCCTGTTGAGACTAAACCTGTAGAACCAACTGAATACAAGTTTAAGTTTAAAGAAGTCGTTGCTGAAGAAAAGAAAAGCATCAAGAGAAATATCTTTGAGTTTTTAGTTTCAGAGGACAATAGTGTAGAGGTTGAGAGTATAATTGAATCCTTTGATCCTGTACAACTTCTAGAGGTTGTTGAAGAGGTTAAAGAAAACGTTTTAATTGATTCAGAAATTCCAGAGGACGCAAAGAAACCAAGAGAACGACTTATTCAACGTTTCGAACCAGTAAAAGAAAAGTTCTCACAGTCAGACGTTGATGGACTAGAAAAGTTTGCTGACCGTATTCTTAAGAAGTACGATATTGATGTTGAGTTCACACGCCACTTCGTGGACCGACTGAATGACCAACGAAACAAACCAGAAATCAAGGTAGCAGAACTACAGAGGTTCTTCAAGAAAATTCAGAAGAACAAGGGTAAGGACATTCGACAGAATCCAGATGTCGAGGTTGTCCTCAAAGACCTTGCCTCTGATATCAATCTTCCAGTGGTCATCAACTATAAGAATGGTGAGTTTGAAGTTGTCAATAAGACAGTCATGCGTAAGAAGGACTTTAAGACACCAAACAAAGTCATTCAGTATGAGATTAACAGACCTTCAAAAGAAGATCAGATTAAGGAACAGAGTAAACGTCTTGGTATCAATACAAGTGTAGTTGATGATGCAATGAAACTTGCAGACAAGTCTCTTCAGGCATACGAAGAAGAGAACATGGCAACGAGAATTGCCAAGAAACTGCATGACGACAGACACAGATTTGATCAGTCTTTTGATGCACAAGAAGTAAAACCAAAAACAGAAGTAGACATTCTTCGTGAAGAACTCAATCTTCTCAAGAAGAGTATCGCCACACAGTTTGGTAAAATGGACTATGGTAGTGGTGAAACCCAACTACAATGGTTAGATGATCTTGATCGAACCAGTGCCAGAGTAGATGGTAAGTATCTAAGATATAGTGCCGCAACTGGAATGTGGGGTGGTGCTGATGCCGAGGGTGATAACCAAAACGGTATCGAATGGCAAGCCGTAAAGACAGATGACTTTACTGCAATTTCTGGTGAAGGATACTTTATAAATACTACGAGTCAGGCAATTACCATGACTCTACCCGCTGCTCCAGCACTAGGCGATGAAGTTGCGATTATTGATTATGCTGGGACAGCAAATACGAACAATATTATTATTGATCGTAATGAAAATTTGTTTAACGGAGTAAACCAAAATATTACCGTCGATACTGCCCGTGCTGCATTTAAACTGGTATTTACTGACGGTACTCAAGGTTGGATATTAACGAATAAGTAAGAAGGATACTTAAGATGGCTGATCCAGTAAAATATAGTGAAGCTGCATATGGAGATGTTGGCACTGCTTTAGTAATTAATGACGTTTCTGACGTTACTATTACATCAGTATCAGATAATCAAGTTCTTGCATATGATGCCGGAACTGGAAACTGGGTGAATACTGGTAGTTCTGCTGTCAGTACTCTTGCTGATTTGACTGATGTTGATGTAACAGCAAAGTCTAATGGGTCTATTCTTCAATACGATAGCTCAACCTCTAAATTCGTCGCAAGAAACGAAGTAAATGAAAATACAGGAACACTAACCCTAAACGGCGGTGCGTTCTAATAGGAGACCATATAAATGGCAACTACAATTCAAATAAAGAGGAGTACAGGTACTTCTGCACCAGCTACACTTAAACTGGGTGAATTAGCATACACCTACGGAACTGGTACACAGGGTAACAACGGTGATAGACTGTTTATCGGTGAAGGTGGTGTTGACGGTAATGGTGATGCAAATAACATCACTGCTATTGGCGGTCAATATTTCATAGACCAGTTAGACCACGTTGCTGGTACACTAACTGCGTCTTCTGCACTTCTCGTAGATAGTAACAAGGCCATTGATGAAGTCTTTGTAGGTAATAATGCGACCACTGGTGGTACTTTAAAAATCAATGAAGGTACTGACAATGGTTCAAACTTTGTCGGACTTAAAGCTCCTAATAACATCACCACTTCTGTAACATTTACTCTTCCATCTGCTGACGGTTCAAATGGTCAGATTCTAACAACAGATGGTTCTGGTGGACTATCCTTTGCAAGTGCCGCATCTAGTTCATTTACAATTGCCGCAGATAGTGGTTCAGATGACATTTTCAATACTGGTGGTACACTAACTTTTGCTGGTGGTACTGGTATTGATACAACAGTCTCAGATGACCAGATTTCTGTTGCAATTGATAGCACAGTTGCAACACTAACTGGTTCTCAGACACTAACAAATAAGACACTTACTGCTCCTGTAATCAGTACAATTAGTAACACAGGAACACTAACTCTACCTACATCTACAGGTACACTTGCTCTTACCTCTGATGATATCACAGGTAATGCCGCAACTGCAACTGCCCTAGAGACTGCCAGAACAATTGGTGGAGTATCCTTTAACGGTACTGCAAACATCAATCTACCTGGCGTTAACACTTCTGGTACACAGGATACTTCTGGTAACGCTGCTACTGCAACTGCACTAGAAACCGCACGGACGATTGGTGGTGTATCCTTCGATGGTACTGGTAACATCAACCTACCTGGCGTTAACACTTCTGGTACACAGGACACCAGTGGTACGGCTGCACTTGTTACAGTTACAGATAGTACTGCAAACACAAACTTCCCTGTTGTGTTCCATGACGAGTCCAATGCTCTACTTGATGACACTGGTGCATTGCGTTATAACCCAAGTACAGGAACTCTACTTGTACCAAATCTACAGGTTGCAGGAACTACAACGACTGTTGATACAGTTACAATGAACGCCGCAAATGCAATCGTATTTGAGGGTGCAACTGCTGACGATTTCGAAACAACTCTAACCATCACAGACCCAACTGCTGATAGAACAATTACTCTACCAAATGTAACAGGAACAGTTGCACTAACATCCAGTGATATCACAGGTAATGCAGCTACTGCTACTGCACTAGAGACTGCCCGAACAATCGGTGGTGTGTCATTCGATGGTACTGGTAATATTAACTTGCCTGGTGTTAATACCTCTGGTACACAGGACACTTCTGGTAATGCCGCAACCGCAACTGCACTAGAGACCGCAAGAACAATTGCTGGTCAGTCCTTTGACGGTACTGCAAACATTACGATTGCATCAACAGACTTGAGTAACACTTCTGCAATTGCTCTGTTGACTTCATCTCAGACACTAACCAACAAGACGATTAGTGGTTCTTCAAACACCCTAAGTAATATTGCTAACTCTTCACTGTCAAATAGTACAATTACTATTACTGGTAGTGATTCATCATCTGATGCTGTTGCACTTGGTGAAACATTGACAATTGCGAATGGTGAGGGTATCGTAACGGCAATCTCATCTAACACCCTGACAATTACAGGTGAAGATGCATCAACTTCTAATAAGGGTATTGCCTCATTCAGTTCAGACAACTTCACAGTATCAAGTGGTGCAGTAACAGTAACAACGATTGATGGTGGTACGTTCTAAGGGTAGTATAAATGCCAACTGTTATAAAGTTAAAGAGGGGAACAACAACACCAACCAATAGTGATATTACTAGTGGTGAGGTTGCTGTTGATACCTCAGCAAAAAAGATTTATATAAATGATGGTGGCACTGTAAAGTTGATTGGTGTTGGGGATGCTGCCTCTTCGCCTATACAAGTATTAATCAAAAACTCCAGTGGTACAACAATCAAAATTAGAGTTGGATTGAATGCTGGTGGTACAACTACTAATATTAAAAACTCTGCTGGAACATCATTAAAAACAGTTATTGGTCCATTTATCAGTGGTGACGCCACATTCTAAGGATAAAACCATGTTGAAAATTTATATGTTACTAATCGTGTTAGGTCTTCTTGGTGGAGTGGGGTATGGTGCATACTATTACTACAAGGATACACAGCAACGTATTCAAACTCTCTCTGAGAATAATGCGAAGTTAGAGGTTGCAACCAAACTTCAAGAAGAGACAATCAATACCATGATTGAAGACAGACAGAAATTTGAAGAGATAAATAGAGAATTACAGAAAGAATTGCAGACTGCTGAGAGATATGGTGACCAACTCCGTGCAACTTTGCAGAAACACAACTTAACACATCTGGCAAATAAGAAGCCAGGATTGATAGAAAAGAGGATGCAAAATGCGACCAATAGGTTATGGGATTGTCTTGCTGACCTTACTAACCCTAACGGCGTGCAGTTGGAGGCCGGAACCAAAAATAGTAACTGTAACAAAGACAGTACGGACGGAAGTTCCAATAGTGCAGCACCCCAAGCAAGTTCAACTAAATGACGTAAAGATTTACGTTGTATCAAAACTGAACTACGATGAGTTTATTAAAGAGTATGAAAAGAAGAACGGTGCAGATTCTTATATTGCACTGTCAGTAAAGGATTACGAGAACCTAAGTTTGAATTTTGCAGAACTTAGGAGATACATAGAACAACAGAAACAAATCATTCTATACTATGAGAAGGCGGTGACCCCAGAAAAGGAGAAACCCGATGACGGAGGAAGTCAAAGCAAGTAGTATAGAACGCCATCCTGCCGATACAAACGGAGATGGAGTTGTTGACCCAGTAGAACATGAAATGTATTTGGAGTTCAAACGCAAAGAACTTGAAGATGCAGATGCGATGAGAGATGCACAAAGAACAATGGCATGGTACTCACTAGGGGGTATGTTAGTGTATCCAGTTATCGTGGTTCTTGCATCTGTGTTTAATTTAGAACAGGCCGCAAAGATTCTTGGTGATATGGCAGGAGTATACTTTATCGCAGTCGCTGGTATTGTCGCAGCATTCTTTGGTGCTCAGGCAATCGCAAAACCTAAAAAATAAGGAATAATACGATGGGTAAGTTTAACGATAAAATCAGTGCAGAGTTTCATCCACCACGCAAGTGGATTTTGGAAAGGGCTCTCAGTTATACAAATGCAGACCTTGATGTGGATAGTCTCAAGAGTGTTGGCGTACAAGTCACCAAGGATGGAAAGATTACATGTAAGAAAGGTTTCGTCACAGACCTTGCATCTGTTCCACGCATCTGTTGGATGTTGATTGCACCTTGGGACATTGCCCGTGCAGCAATTATTCATGACCTTCTCTACAAACGTATTCGTCAGTATCGGGCAGAGGCTGGTGATTTGATTGAGAATTTAAATGCACAGGAAGTTGTTGATACTTACAAGGCAGCAAAGAAGGAAGCAGACAAGGTATTCCTTGCTGCAATGAAAGATGCAGACCCATCAGTTCCAAAGTGGAAGATTTATTCTGCGTACTATTCAGTAGTACTCTTTGGTAGGTGGTCAATTATACCTAGAGAGGAAGACTAATGTTTGACTGTTTTTATGCATTCTGTGAGAAATATGGTTCAAAACTAAATTGTTGGGCTTGGAACAAGAGATGGAGAGATAGAACGAATGGAACAGGATACAGAAAAAAAGTGTAAGTCTTGTGAACACGATTGTCATTGTGACACACTTGTATGTGTAGAATGTCAATGTGGTGGTTGCAATTGTGCAGAAGAACCTAAACGCCCAGATTGGGGTTAAATGATAAATTATAAAATGGAGTGAAATATTATGAAAATACTGATACCATTCTCTGGTGGAGTTAATTCAACATATACTATGTGGAGATGGTTAACAGAAACAGACTGTGAAATAGTTGCAAGATACGCTACTGAAGAGTTTGAAAAAGATGACACCAATGATGCTGCAATAAAAAAACTTAAAGATATTATCCTTTTTTTAAAGTCTGAAACTAGAGATTTTGTCTTTGAAGAGATTAACTGGACACCGACATATAAAGAAGAGTGGGTGCCGATTAGGAAGGGGTTTAAAGCAGGAACTTATAATATTGGTGCTCTTAGACCAAGATATGAAACTTATCCTGTATGGGTTAAAGAGACTGGCGTTGATGCGATATCAGTCGGTATATCATTAGAAAATACTGCTTCTTCCTGTCATGATATGCTTAGAGAACATCTTGAGAGTGCAAAGGTTGACATATATTTAACGGGGACTCCTGATTTAGAGCCAGTGCCAACTGGTGATGATTTTGATTATGATGAAATTGCCAAAACTTTGACGGGAAGATTTGAACAATATGAATTTTTACCAGATGAGTTAAAAGTTTTATCTCGTAGATGTCATACATCGACATGTAAAAAAAGACAGTGCCGTGATTGCGCGTATTGGCGCACCTATGAAAAATTTGTCAGTGAGGGTAAGACAGGTAGAGATTTCGATTTGTATTGTGCAGAAAAAGGAAGTTACGGCCCTTGGAGACACGAAGCAGACCCAGAAACTTATATTTACAGGGGTGCGGTACATAGGTCACCTATAGCAGCTGCTGCTCGTGAAAGACCAATTTTACCATACTTGGATTATTATTAACCATAAATATTAGTGGAGAATAGAAGACATGTGGTTTTTTCTGATTAGTAGTATTGCAAGTAGCATAATTGGAAGTGCGGCAGATAGTTGGTTTGCCGATACCAAACTAGGACGCTGGTTCTATAAAAAGGTAGATGATGTAGCATCATGGTCCTCTAAAAAATTGGGATTAAAAGTCCTACAGAATGAAGACAACTGGCGAAAAAAATATCCTAACGTTGCTAAGAAGATTGATGATTTGGAGGCAAGAATCTTAGAACTAGAAAAGGAGAAGTAAAATGTTTGGTTGGATTAAAGATAGAATTATGGAACGTACATCATGGGACGGTGGTGCTCTTATCGCTGTTGGTGTGATTGGATTGTTCCTCTCAGCAATTATTCCAATGAACCTCGTTTGTTGGGCAGCAATTGCTTGGGGTGTTATCACTCTCGTTAAGTCAGAGGGTTAAGTTATGAGTGAGTTGGAAACAGAGGTTCGTCTTCTCAAGAAAGAACTAGAGGACCAGAGAAAAATTCATGATCGTCTAGATATCGCAATTGAGAAACTTACCGATGTTTCCAACTCCATTAACCGTATGTTGGCGGTGCATGAAGAGAAGATTGCAAGACAGGAAGAAGCACTCTATGGTGCAGAACAACAGATTGAAGTTCGTCGTAGTGAAATGATGTCAAAGATAGACGAGTTACATTCTCGTATCACTACGAATACCAAAGAAATCATGGCTGCTGCAGCACAACAACATGCAGAACAGAACAAAGAAATACAGAAAATTCAGAGAGAGATTGAACACCGTGTCGGTGTCCTAGAGAAGTGGAGACACGTTCTAATTGGTGGGTCTATTGTTATTGGATTTTTATTGCATAAATTTATCGACTTTACTTGACAATATCCTATAAATCTGTTAATGTATGTTCATGTACATTGACATAAAATATCTAAATCTTATCAGTAGTCAACTTCTCTTGTTCAAGAAGAAGTCTGACTATAGTTGGAACTTTCGTTGTCCATACTGTGGAGACTCACAGAAGTCACGCACGAAGGCTCGTGGGTATGTCTTTCGTAAGAAGAATGACCTGTTCTTCAAGTGTCATAACTGTGGGGTGGGAGCAACACTTGGTAATCTCATCAAGCATGTAGACTCAAAAACTTACAAAGACTATATATTTGAACGATACAGATCAGGGGTCAAGACTAACAACCCTGAGCCGGAGTTTAAGTTCGATGCACCAGTCTTTCGCAAACGGGATATCTTCAAAGGTCTATCTTCCATCTCGGAACTCTCAGAAGATCACCCCGCAAGAAAGATTGTCGAAGCAAGACAACTCCCAAAGGACAGACTATCTGACCTGTATCTCTGTGAGTCATTCTTTAAATTCACGAACACTCTAATCAAGAATAAGTTCCCGTCTGTGGAGGGCGACCACCCCAGACTCCTTATTCCATTTCGTGACGAGAAGGGTGACATTTTTGCATACCAAGGTCGAGCCTTCGGTGTAGAGATACCTAAGTATATCACCATCAAGTTGGACGATGGTGAGAAAGTTTTCGGTCTTGACAGACTGAACAAGAACAAAACGGTTTATGTTGTTGAGGGTCCAATTGACAGCATGTTCCTAGACAATGCGGTTGCTACAGCAGACGCTGACTTGACAAAGGCAGAGTTTGATGACAGTATCCTAGTCTTTGATAACGAACCACGAAACAGGGAGATATGCAGGAGAATAGACAAAGCGATTAATGCAGGGAGAAGAGTTTGTTTATGGCCTGAATCGAATCCCTTCAAAGATATTAACGAGATGATACTCGGTGGTTACACCCAAGAAAACATTACAACACAAATAAATCAAAATATCTTTTCTGGTTTAGAAGCAAAGGCGAGGTTTGCGAATTGGAAAAGAGTATAGGAGACAACAATGGCAACAGCAGAGGTAGTTTACCTTGACCTAGAAGAAGAGTATCTAGGTATCAAAATCGACAGAACAAAAGACAACAACTTATCAGAACAAGCAAGAAAACTCCTAAAAGATTATTACCAGTTAAAAGAAGAAACCTCTGCACAACAATCATATGCTCGCGCCGCTGTTGCCTACTCCTACGGAGACATGGACCTCGCACAACGCATCTATGATTATGTCTCAGAGGGGTGGTTCATGTTTGCATCACCTGTTCTTTCCAATGCACCACTCCCAGGCGCAAAGGTAAAGTCTCTACCTATTTCTTGTTTCCTAACCTATGTTCCAGATAGTCTAGAAGGACTCATCGACCATAGTGCAGAACTCCGTTGGTTGTCTGTCAAAGGTGGTGGTGTTGGTGGACACTGGTCTGCTGTTCGTGCAGTATCAGAGAAAGCACCAGGCCCTATGCCATTTCTACACACGGTAGATGCAGACATGACTGCATATCGTCAGGGAAGGACACGCAAGGGTTCCTATGCAGCATACATGGACATCTCACATCCAGACATCATTGAGTTTGTTAATATGCGTATTCCTACTGGTGATGTAAACCGTAAGAACCTAAACCTACACCACGCAGTCAACGTGACAGACTCTTTCATGAGAGCAGTAGAACGTGACGAGGTGTGGGACTTGGTTGATCCAGACGATGGCACAGTTCGTGATAGTATGAGGGCAAGGAAGTTATGGGAACTTCTACTGGAGACACGGTATCGTACAGGTGAACCATATCTAAATTTCATTGACACTGCAAACCGTGCCCTACCACAGACGATGAAAGAGAAGGGTCTAAAGATTCACGGTTCTAATCTCTGCAATGAGATTCATCTTCCTACTAGTGAAGACCGCACTGCTGTGTGCTGCCTTTCATCTGTGAACCTAGAGAAGTATGATGAGTGGAGTAAGACACCCATGATTCGTGATCTTATTCGATTCCTAGACAACGTTCTACAGTTCTTTATCGACCATGCTGGTGATGAGATTTCCCGTGCTCGTTATTCTGCACAACAGGAACGTTCTCTTGGTCTTGGTGCAATGGGTTGGCATTCTTATTTGAATCGTCATCGTATTCCTTTTGATTCAGAGGATGCAGATAAAAAGAACGTCGAGGTATTTGAGTATATCAAGACGCAGGCTGTGAAGGAGACAGAAAAACTTGCAGAGGAACGTGGTGAGTGTCCAGACATGGAAGGGACAGGAAGACGTAACTCACATCTTCTTGCAATCGCACCTAACGCAAACAGTTCCATCATCGTGTCTACATCACCTTCTATCGAACCACTGAAGGCAAACGCATACACGCATAGGACTCGTGCTGGTTCACATCTGGTCAAGAATATCTATCTTGAAGAGGAACTAGAGAAGGTGGGTAAGAATGACCAGACAACTTGGAGCAGCATCATCACAAACGGTGGTTCTGTGCAACACCTTGATTTCCTATCAGACGAGGTGAAGGATGTATTCAGAACTGCCATTGAGATTGACCAAGATGCAATCGTGAGACAGGGTGGACACAGACAGGAGTTTCTATGTCAGGGACAGTCACTAAATGTGTTCTTTCCCTCTGGTGCAGATCGTGGGTCACTGCATAAGGTACACTACAACGCATGGAAGTATGGATGCAAAGGTCTATATTATCTACGCACAGAAACATCTAACAAAGCAGAGAACGTGTCTATCAAGGTTAAAAGAGAAGCACTGAAGGATTATGAAAGTCAAGCAATGAGCCAGGAGGAATGTGTCGCATGTCAGGGATAAGAATCGTAACAAAAACAGATTGTCCATTTTGTACTATGGCAAAGACATGGTTTAAGGATCATGGATTTGAGTATGCAGAGGAACTTATGGATAATGAGGAAGAACGTCTTGCCTTCTATCAGTCCATCAACGGTATCAAAGAGACTGTTGGTGAGAACACAGCAGTGCGTCGAGTGAACTCTGTCCCACAGATTTTCATTGATGGTGAACACATTGGTGGTTACGATGACCTCATGAAGAAGGCAGATGACCTTCTTCGCAAGAGAAGTGGTGGTGGTCTGCTTGAGTTCAGTAAGACATACAAACCTTTCCACTATCCTTGGGCTGTGGAGATTACCACTCGTCATGAGAAGGCGCATTGGATTGAGGACGAACTGGACTTGTCAGAGGACGTATCAGATTGGAAGTCTGGTAAGGTTACACAGGTAGAGAAGGAATACATCACAAACATTCTTCGTCTATTTACACAGTCTGATGTTGCAGTTGGTCAGAACTACTATGACCACTTCATTCCCAAGTTCAAGAACAACGAGATTAGAAACATGCTCGGTTCCTTTGCATCCCGTGAGGGTGTCCACCAGAGAGCATATGCACTTCTGAACGAGACACTTGGACTGTCAGACAGTGAGTACCATGCGTTCCTTGAGTACAAAGAGATGATGGACAAGATTGAATTCATGCAGGACTCTGACGTTGGAACCATTCGTGGTCTTGGACTTGCACTCGCAAAGTCTGTATTCAACGAGGGTGTTGCACTCTTCGCATCATTCGTCATGCTCCTCAACTTCCAACGTTACGGTAAGATGAAGGGTATGGGTAAGGTTGTTGAGTGGAGTATTCGTGACGAGTCCATGCATGTCGAGGGAAATGCAAAGACATTCCGTCAACTCTGTTCAGAGAAACCAAAGATTGTGAACGACGAGTTCAAAGCAGAGATTTACAATATGGCTCGCATTGCAGTCAAGTTAGAGGATAAGTTTGTTGACCTCGCATACAAGATGGGTGAGATTGAGGGTCTAGATGCATCTGAAGTAAAGACCTATATAAGATATATCACAGACCGTAGACTTCTACAACTTGGTCTGAAGACAAACTTCAAGGTGAAAGAGAATCCTCTGCCTTGGTTGGAATGGGTATTGAACGGTGCAGACCACACAAACTTCTTTGAAAATCGTGTTACTGAATATGAAGTCGCGGGATTGTCAGGTAGTTGGGACGAGGCATATTCGATAGAAGCAGCATGAAATTAGTAGTATGTGAATCATGTGAAGCAGAGTGTCAGATTAAACATCATATGGATGATGATTACTACATGATTTCATTTTGCCCATTCTGTGGTGAGGGTTTGGAAGACGAACTTGAGCATGATATAGAATGGGAAGAGGATGACGACTAATTTTTATATTAATGGAACACGAAGGGGTCTTGGTAAAGCACTTAGTACATTCTATGACACGGTAGACACCCTAGAAGAATGTGACGTTTTCATAAACAACAAACACGATGGGTTTCAACAAGTTGAACTGTTGTATAAGGCTGCTGAACTCAACAAACGTATAATCAACATAGGATCAAACTCACCTGATCAACGTGGAAATAGGATTAGAACTTATCCAACTGAGAAAGCAGCACTAGACTTTGCTAACGATCAATTATATTATCTTGGAATAAATACGACGATTGTGAGATTTGGTCGTTTTGATACTGAAAGAGTTGCTCATATTGATGCACCAAAAATGACAGTATCATATTGTGTGAGTGTGATTGATTGGATTCTTAATCAACCATACAGAGTTAAAGACATAACGGTGTGTCCATGAAGACTCAAAGTGCAAAGGCAAAAGGACGCAGACTTCAACAGTGGGTTCGCAATCTATTAATCGAAGAACTGAAAGTACATCCAGAAGATATTGAGTCTCGCAGTATGGGTGCAGGGGGTGAAGACCTCATCATGGCCCGTGCTGCGAGAGAGAAGTTTCCTTACTCAATTGAATGTAAGAACCAAGAGGCAGTGAACGTATGGAAGTCATACGAACAGGCAACAGAGAACTCTGGTAACTACGAACCTCTATTGATAATCAAAAGAAACAACAGTAAACCACTTGTCGTTATTGACGCAGAATATTTCGTGAGACTACATGATGAAAGAGATTGAACAGAAATACATAGAACAGTATAAACTGCACCACAGTGATACTACAAAGTTCCCAGGCAATTCTTATAAACACCAACACAATCTCGTTGCACATTTGGTGCAAGAGACAGGCTCTAAAACACTCCTAGACTATGGATGTGGTAAGGCTCGGCAGTACACAGTTGAGAAACTACACGAAGAGTGGGGTTTTATGCCAACACTTTATGACCCAGCAGTACCAGAGTATGAAAACCTACCAGAAGGTCCATTTGACGGTATCTATTCCACAGATGTTATGGAACATATCCCTAGAGAGATAATTCCGTCAATCTTTGAATACATATATAGTAATGCACAGAAATTTGTGTTTTTAGGTATATGTACTCGACCTGCCGTGACAATATTACCCAATGGTGAAAATGCACATTGTACAATTGAGCCGATGGATTGGTGGGTTGAAATGATAAATAGACATGCACCTAGAAGTGTTTATACTCATGTTCATACTTATGGTCTTGACAATAACTACATGATTTTGAATTGGTCCTAAACATCTAACTCTTGGAGTTGATATGGAACCAAGTATTTTCGACTTTATAAAAGAGGTCGGATTCCCCATCGCTGCAGCCTGCGCCGGTGGGTATTTCGTATTTCTGACAATGCGTTTTATTTTAAATGGTGTCATGGACTCTGTTGGTCGCATGAAGGGTATCATTGGTGCCCTCGACAACAGAGTACAAACCATGAACCATGATATTATCCGAATTGATACATTGATGAGTACCGCATTTGGTGTGAAACCAGACATCAGCCGTATTGCTCGTGCTGATGGTAAAAATGATACGAGGAAAGATTGACGATGGATATTGCTGCACTGATAAAAGATTTTGGATTTCCAATTGTAGCAGCAGTAGGACTTGGGTATTTTGTGTACTATGTTTGGAATTGGGCAACGAAGGAAGTTGACCCTGTAATTAATGAAGCGAATGTTACTTTGATTGCTTTGATTGATCGTATTCGTATGTTGGATAATGACTTAATACGACTGAATCAAAAACTTACTATGATTTTGGAATATCTGGATAAGGAAAAGCAAGATGAAGTACAAAAACGAGACTGAGAGACTTGCATGGGAAAGATTAAGGAAATCTAACCCATACATTTACACATATAAGGAGATGTTGTTTTCCAACTTTTCTACTTTTATCTGCTCTCTAATTCTTGGAATTTTTCTTGGGTTATTTCTGATGACTGCTGCATATGGTTCTGAGTTGAAGCACACATGGAAGTCACCAGTATTTACAGGGAACGGTTACAGTCAACATGTTCTAACAATTGAGAACCTAACGTTTCAGAGAAAACAGGATATCAAGGCGAAGGAAGAGTCTGCAAGAAGAGAGGCAGAGAGAGAATCAGAGAACACCAATCTAAATAAGTTCTTAAAGAACTTTGAGAGTAGAGTGTATGCAGAGTTGAGTAAACAGTTGAGTGAGAAATTATTTGGAGAGGCCGCAGAGGAAAGTGGTACAATTGAGATTATGGGAAACACAGTTGCTTACAGTACGGTTGGAGACGAGGTTTCATTAGTTGTAACTGCCGCAGATGGTACAGTAACAACTCTAGTTATTCCAACAAGTGGATTTGGATTTTAGGAAGAATGGATGCGAAAGATAATATTATGTTTGATGTTGTCACTTACATTAGCAGGATGTATGTCGGCGGAGGCTATCACACAACCACCTGAGATAGCAAAGACACCTATGGGAAATAAACTTAGAGATTTCCCACAGATATTAAACGGTAAACCTGTCAGTGTTGCTGTGTATTCTTTTACTGATAAAACAGGACAAAGAAAACCAGCAGACAATATCGCAAATCTGAGTAGTGCAGTTACACAGGGTGCAGAAATTTATTTGATAAAAGCATTGATGGACATGGCGGATGGTAAGTTCTTCAATGTAGTGGAGAGGTCAGGACTAGACAATCTTATCAAAGAAAGACAGTTGATAAGAAATACGAGACAGAAATTTGATGGGGAGAAGGCAAAAGAATTAGGGGCATTACAGTTTGCAGGAATTATGATCGAAGGTGGTGTGGTAGGTTATGATTCTAACAAGTATACTGGTGGATTTGGTGCCAGAGTTATGGGTATCGGTCCAATGACAGAGTGGAGAATGGATGTTGTAACGATTGGACTTCGTGTCGTCAGTGTTTTAACTGGTGAGGTTTTGATGGCAATTACAACAGAGAAAACTATTCTTAGTACAAACATGGGGGTGAATGTATTTAAGTTCTATGATATGGGAACAAAAGTTCTGGAGATTGAAGCGGGAACTTCTACGAATGAACCAGTAAATTATGCCGTGAGACAGGGTATTGAAAAGGCGGTGATTGCAATGGTGGAAGAAGGTAGAAGAAAAAAACTCTGGGACTATAAAGGAGAGACTCAATGAGAACAAGGTTAACAGTTGCGGCTTTAGCATTGTTAACTATGATACCATCAGCATATGCTGATAACGTGATTTACATTGACCAAACAGGGTCAAGCGCAACAATAAACATAAACCAAGACGGTACAAGTAACCGTGTCGGTGCTAGTGGTGATGCAAGTATCAGTGATGGTGCTACAACCACAATGGACATCGACCAAGTGGGTACGAGTAACACCCTAGATTATGACATCTATGGTGATACTGCGAACATCACATCTAACATCACAGGTAACAGTTCTGATATTGACATTGAAGTTGGTACAACGGGTGGTTCGAATGGTGGTAGTGATGATGTGAATATTACAATCAACGCCAGCGGTGGTAATAGTAACACAGTTAGTACTAATGTTGGTAACACTGCCAGTGGTGTTGACGATGTTGATATTGATGTAGATATCAGTGGTGGCAGTAATGATGTAACGATTACAGAAAACTCAACTGCTGCAAGTATCACAGATAAACTAACAGATGTTGATATCACAGGTAGTACAAATACAGTGACCATCACCAAGAGTGGTGCGTCACAACATGATACAACACTAAACATGACAGGCTCCAGTAATACTGCAAGTATTACACAATCTGGTGCAGAGGCAAGTACGGTAGATGTTACAACGGACGGCAGTAGTTCTTCTGTCACTATTACTGTTACCGACTAGTTCGTTTGCAGCAGTAGGGTCAGTAGAGAAGGCAACAGGACCAGCAGAACTCTTTCGAAGTAAGGAGAAACTTGACGTAAAGAGAGACACTGGTATTGAGATGAATGATGATATTCGCACTGGTAACGGTGTGGTCGGCATTGGTTTTGATGATAAGACAAAGGTGCAGATAGAGAAGCACAGTAAACTTATCATTGATGATTTCGTGTATGATGCGAGTAAACCTACGACAAGTAAACTTGGACTCAAGGTTGCACTAGGCACAGTGAAATATGCAAGTGGGTTGATCGCAAAGAACAATCGTCAGGCAGTCGCAATTAGTACACCCACCGCAAGGATTGGTGTTCTTGGAACTGCATTCAGTATGACAGTTGACGAGATTGGTAAGTCCCTCATCATTCTGTTACCCAATGCAGATGGAAGTGTGGGAGAGATATCAGTTGAGTCAGACGTAGGACAAGTGATACTCAATCAGGCATATCAAGCCACAGTTGTTGGTGCCGCAGAGAACAATCCAACACCCCCTGTCATTCTAGACTTGACAGATGCACAGATAAACAATCTTTTAATCATCAGGAAACCAAAGGAGAAAGAAGAGGAAGGTGGTGCGGAGGCAAAAAATATTCTAGACTTCAACGAGTTGGATATAAATGCGTTGGATGAAAATGCACTAGACAAAGATGAGTTGGTTTTTGGACGATTGGATTTTAACCTTCTTGACGTTGATCTACTTGCAAATATTCTAGATGCACTCAACAGACGAATGTTTGCAAATGTGGAATCATTTCCCACAAACCCAATCAAACCAGGCTCGTATGAAGAAGGAAATACACAGATATTCAAAGAAGGTGAATGGTACATCTTCAGAAACTTTGATAACAGAATAGTTGAAATCACTGTGGGTGAAAACTCACAGACACAAATACAACTAAATCAGGCAGGCAGTAATGTTACACTCCATACCCAAGAAAACGCTTCTGATTCTCTCATTATTATTAATCAGAACTGAAGCACTCGCAGACAATGCGGTAACTATTGAACAGGTTACCAGTGGTAACTCAAACAGCATTGCTGTCTCTGTAGAGGGTAGTAACAACGAGGTAAACTTTAGTTTTGGTGGTACGAGTAATACAGTAGACATTGACCAAAAAGGTGACAATAGTTATGTTGGATATACCTCAGCATGGGGTAGTGGTGCATCATGGGGTGGTGACTTGGATGGTGACAGCAACAATCTAAATGTTACACAGACCTGTAATCAATCTCCATGTGGCGGTGATAAGTTTGAGTTTCACATAGCAGGCAATTCTAATGATGTTGACTTTTATCAAGGATACAGAGTTGATGCTGACGGAACACTACATAGTATAGATGATTATGAATATGGTGGGCATTTTACAAGATTAGATATTCATGGTTCTAACAATACGTTTTTGGGAAGCCAACGATCAAATAACTCAGGACACGAACATTCAAACATTACAAATATCTATGGTAGTAATAATGATGTTTATACGAGACAGGAAAGTAACCAAGATAAAACACTTAACTTAACCATCAACAATTCTAATAATGATGTTGATATGATACAAAAGGGAAGTGCAACTCACAGTGCTACAGTTACGATAGGTGGTTCGTATGCAACAAACCTATATATGTTGCAACAAGGTACTACCGCACAATCATATAGTTTGACACAAGACTGTCAGACCTCTGGAGGATGCTCTGTATCAGTAACACAAGGACAGTAAGATGAAAAAGTGGATTGTAACATTAGTTTTATTATTATCTGTAGTGGGATTGAGATATTCTGATCCTTGGATTTTAGAGACAGTGCGAATGAAAGCACTGGACGTTCACCAACAAAATCAAGAGACTGTAATTCTGGAAGACATCGTTACTGTCGAGATTGACAACAAGACGATGGATAAGAATGGTCAATGGCCATGGCCCAGAGAAATCATGCAGGAAGAGTTGATTAAACTCTTTCAGTCTGGTGCTGGTATGGTTGTCATGCCTATTCTATTTTCACAACCAGACCGTGGTGGTAAGGATTTGGATTTTGCTAAATCAATTGTTGCCTTACCTGTAGTTATCGGTCAGATACCCGCCAACGAGGCAAAGGGTAATCCAGTTCCTAGAGGTGTTGCAGTCATTGGTGGTAATGGAGAAGACCCACCTTGGACAAACTGGATTTACGAATACAATTCTGCTGTCGGACCAGTTAAAGTAATCGGTAATGCTGCAGCTGGTGTGGGTATGATGAGTAGTCCACCAGAGGCAGATGGTGTCCTTCGTAGACTTCCCCTTGTGGTGCAAATCAATAACCAACTATTTCCATCCATCTCACTAGAAACTCTACGAGTTGCAGCGGGTGACCCATCCTACCAGATGAAGGCAAGTGGTGAGGCTGGTGTCGAGGCACTTCGTATTCCCAAGTTCTCTAAAATCATCACGGACGCAAATGGGTCCATCTGGATTGACTTCCAATACAAAACCAAAACAATGAGTCTTGCAGATATTGATCCAAATGCAGAAGAACCATTTGTGCAAGGTAAGATTGTAATTCTATCCCCAACTGCATCTGGTATCGACAACCCTGTTGCAACTCCTGTTGGTGTTCTACAGGGACACGATGTTATCGCCACATCCATTGCAACGATGATGACAGGGACAAATATCTCTCGTCCTTGGTGGTCTGACTTTGCAGAGATTGGTGCAGTTGCAATCGGTGGTGCAATTCTTGCTGTTGTCGTTCTGGTGTTTCCTTGGTTCGTAAGTTTGATTGCACCAGTGCTAATTGTTGGTTCGTTCTTTACCAGTTCCTATCTGTTCGGTCAAGGATATCTTATTGATTGGTCCTATCCAGCACTTGGTATGTTTTTCGTTTGGGCCATTGCTGCGTTCATGCGGTTCATGTCTGAATACAAACAGAAGATGGAAATCAAGAAACAGTTTGCAGGATATGCATCCCCAACTGTGGTTCGTCTACTGCAAGAGAACCCTGCACTCATCAAGGATGGTATGAAGAAGGAGATTTCTATTTGCTTCTCAGACCTACGAGGGTTCACACCTCTTGGTGAATCATTCGGTGACGATGTTAAGGGATTGACTGAAATCATGAATGGGTACATGGACGCAATCACTCAACCAATTCTTGATGCTGACGGTATGGTGATCAAGTATATCGGTGATGCATCTATGCACGTTCACAATGCCCCTATTGATGATCCAGACCATCCAAAGAGTGCAGTTAAGACAGGTCTACTCATGTTGGATGCAGTGGAGAAATTCAATGAAAAAATCACTTCTGAAGGTCGTCCTCCTGTCGGTATGGGTGCCGGTATTAATACTGGCCTTGGTTACCTTGGAGAGATGGGAAGTACCAAACGTCATTCGTATGATGTTCTAGGTGATGCGGTATCAACTGCTGCTCGTATAGAATCCAAGTGTAAAGAGTATGGATGTCTGTTACTCGTAGGTGAGGCAACCTATGATAAGACCAAGGACGACTTCTTCTATCTTAAGGTAGATGAACTTGCCGTTAAGGGTAAGTCTGTGGGTATTCGTATCTATACAGTGCTGAGTGATATGGATTATATGATGAAGAACACAAATTGGGGTATGGCAGAAAATCAACATGAGAAGATGCATGAACTCTACAAGAATCAGCAGTTTGACCTTGCAATCAAATGGTGTAATGATCTGTACAATGAGTTTGATGGTAAGATGCAGGGATATTACGATATGTGGATTGAACGTTGTGAATTCATGAAGACCCAGCCTCTACCCGAAGATTGGAATGGTGTGTTCATTGCTACCACGAAGTGACTTGTTTTTTTGTTAAATTTTTGTTACAATTCAAAAATTCGATATACATAATGTTATAGGAGACACACATGGACCAACTCACACTTTGGATGGTAATTGGATTCTTACTTGCCGCATACTCAGTTATCGCCAACGATTCAGTACAGACACTTGGTACTTGGATTGCATCTAACAACGAACGCTTTAATTGGAAGATTCTTTGGTTAACCGCTTCGGCGGTTTTATTATGGGCTCTTTGGTTTGGTTGGTATATGCACGGAGGTGACATATCGTATGGACGATTGACTAAGATACCGTTTCAAGAGATACAATGGTATCATGCTGCGGCTCCAGCAATCCTTTTACTTCTGACTCGTGTGGGTGTCCCTGTCTCTACATCATTCCTTGTTCTCTCAGCATTTGCTTCTACATTCGTACTTGAAAAGATGCTCATGAAATCTATCATGGGTTATGCGATTGCTGCTGTTGCTGCATATGCACTCTGGCACATTATCAGTCGAGTAATCAATGAGAAGAAACCAATCGGCGATCACTGGTCACGCCCATATTGGAGAGTTGCTCAGTGGTGTACAACTGGACTTCTCTGGTGGACTTGGTTGAGTCACGATATGGCAAACATCGCCGTGTTTCTGCCAAGACAAGTATCGTGGGACATGATGATTATGATCAGTTTTGTCTTTATAGTTCTTCTTGGATTTATGTTTAGAGAGGGTGGTGGTAAGATTCAGAACATTGTTCTGGAGAAACAGACAACACGATATATTCGATCTGCTACTTTGATTGACCTTGTGTACTTTGTCATCCTATATTTCTTCAAGGAACTCAACTCTATTCCAATGTCAACTACATGGGTATTTGTTGGACTACTGACAGGACGAGAACTTGCGATTGCCACAGTTTATAATACCAAAATGAAACAGGTATTCCCTCTTGTGACTAGAGATTTTATGAAGATGATGATTGGTCTTGGTGCGAGTGTGGGTATCGTTCTGTTCATTCACTACATTATTATTCCAAACGGTTACTAAATAACTTTATGGACGATGATGACGCATGGAAAGAGTATCCACAACACAGGTGGATATTCAACAAACTTGAAATTGCACTGAAGTTTGGACACGATGCAGGACCAGCTTGTATTCCAATTACAAAGTCTGGTGACTACATCATACGACCCATCTACAATCTGTATGGAATGGGTCTTGGTGCAAAAATAATTCACATAGACATATCACAGGCAAAAGAAATGGAAGAACATGCACTTGTTCCCCCAGGCCATTTCTGGTGTGAGACATTCAAAGGTACTCACAAAAGTGTTGACTTTGAGAGAAGTGCTGGTTACTGGAAACCATTCTGTACCATTGTCGGTGAATCTAACAAAGAAAACCTTGTTCGTTTCAAGAGTTGGACAAAGACTTGGAATAGAGAATTTATACTGCCAAATTGGATGAATGAACTTGAAGGTGTCAAAAACCTTAATATAGAAATGATTGGTGATAAGGTTATTGAGGTACACCTACGAACAGGAAACGATATCTTTCACGATAAACCTATTGGATACACTCTATACCCAGTATGGGAGAGTGATGGTGTAGAACCTGACTTTCCTAATGAGCATCCTGAGAGATACGATGCTAGTGGATATTTATCTGATATTCGTGTAGGATATTCCTTGACAAACCTTTCTAAATAGTGTATATTGGGTATGTAGAATCGGATAGAGGTTACTTATGGACGTACTAACTCACACACTAATCGCAGTTGCATGTATTGCTGGAGCATACTATGCTGGTCGCTGGTCAACACGCAACGACTTGACTGATGTGATTGAAGCCCTACTCTCTAATTTAGAGAAGGAAGGTTACATTTGGACCAAGACTGATGAGAATGGTGAGAAGGAACTTATCCTAATTTCTGACATCATTGCTAAGAGTGTTAACGAGACTAACAAAGTATCTTGACAAATCCCTCCAACTAGTATATTGTTATTCATATGAGTGGAATGCATCTATTGCCTTCTTACTATTCGACTACGAATACGAAGAAGCGTAAGAAATCCAAGAAATCTAAGTCCCTAATTGCGTCAGAGAAGGAACATGAGAAGTTCCTCAAACGCATGGGGGTAGGCTCTCGTAGCTCAGCTGGAATAGAGCAACGGTCTTCTAAACCGTGGGTCACAGGTTCGAGTCCTGTCGAGAGCGCCAACAAACGGAGCGTAGGAAAGTCTGGTAATCCGCCACATTTGGGATGTGGAGATCAGAGGTTCGAATCCTCTCGCTCCGACCAATTCTACAATCCTACGATGGCAAAGAAAGAAGAGAAGGTCTATACCGGCACAGAGATTATCGGTATTGCCCAGATGCATAAATCCAATGCAGTGCCGATTCGTAACAAGAAGTCTGCTGAAGAAGTTGCAAAGATGAGGCGAGGATGAAGATTTTAATTATTGATCCACCTTCTGGTTGGAAGTATGGATTTCCAAAAGAATTGCCAGAAGGTATCAAGGATACAGAGAAATGGCTTGTTGAGAATGGTTATCCACAGCATGAAATAGATTCATGCGGTGATCATTTTTATTGTCGTTTTTGGGAGCGAGAAGTAGATGAGTGAGGTTGAATAATGAACACACAGGATTTCATCAATAACGCAGAATACCTAATCCGTCAATGTCTCAATCAGAAGAACATTGACCCGACTATGGAAGCGTGGTTGCGTGACGCATGTCTTGATCTTGCAAAGGCAAGGGAAAAGGATATTCGTATCACCCAGATTCTATGTAAGGCATTTCCAGAGAAGTCAGGTCATTTCTTTATCTCTGGTGAGGCAGGTGAGATAGATAATAACGGATTACCTGATACCGTTTTCATCTGTCCTGCAATGGGACTTGACTGGAGTGTGGCTTATAGGAAAGACAGAGTCTACGGTGCACCAGGCTGGTGAGGTGAGGGTGAACTCTGAAATCTTCGATGAGACTTTTCGACTTGCACAGTCAGTAGAACCTGTCCGTGGTGCAAGAATTGCTGCCGCCGTGGTACGCAAGGGTAAAGTCATTTCCTACGGATATAATCATAAGAAGACACATCCCTTTCAGGCTCAGTTCTGTAAGAACAATCATGCTGTCTTCTTTCATGCAGAAGTCCATGCAATCAAGAATGCACTCAAGTCTGTCGATGTTGACGACCTGTCGAAGTGTGAACTATATATTGTGAGGGCAAAGAGAAACAAGACAAATCGTAAATGGATTACTGGTTTGTCGAAACCTTGTAGTGGATGCCAAAAGTGCATTGACTTATTTGAACTAAAGAATGTATACTACTCAGAAGAAGGAGAAGCAAATGCTTAAGTCGATTGTAGTATCGGGTGTTCTTCTTGCAAGTCTAACTGCTTGTCAGATGAACAATCAAACTGGTGGAACACTTATCGGTGCTGGTGCTGGTGGACTTCTAGGAAGTCAAGTCGGTGGTGGTAGTGGTAGACTGATTGCAACTGGTGTCGGCACTCTAATTGGTGCAGTTGCTGGTAGTTCAGTTGGTCAGAGTATGGATCAGAAACAGACTGTCATCTACAAAGAAGTTGGTGCAGATGTCTGTTCAGACTATAAGAGTAATGAGGGTGCATATGCCGCATGTCAAAAAGGTGTTGCACAGAGAAACGCAGAAATGCAACGCCGTCTAGAGAATGAGGCGTATAACCAAGGACTAGGGAAATAACATGAGAATTGAAGTTCGTAACAACAACGTCGATAAGGCGATGCGTATTCTAAAGAAGAAACTAACAGAAGATGGTTTCTTCAATGAACTACGACAACGTGAGTTCTATGAGTCGAAGGGAACCAAGCGTCGTAAGGCAAAGGCTGCCGCAAAACGCCGTTCAGAACGTGATCTAAAGAAACGAATGGAAGAACAGGGATACTAATCCATGCCTAGAAAGAAGGTAACTGTCAAGACTGACAACAGTGGATGGACAGCACCAAAGAAACGTAAACCTCGTAAACCTATGACAGAGGAACAGAAGGCTGCAGCAGCAGAACGTCTTGCAAAGGCAAGAGAAGCAAGAGCGGCAAAGAACCCAAACTATGGTAAGTCGAGTATTCATGAGAGTCTTCGCAATCTACCAGACGAACACGGATTGAGTCCTGCAAAAGTCAAGAAGTGGATTAAGACTCAACAGGACTTGGCCAAGTCTGCAAGACAACAGGTTCGTCAAAAAGACAAGGGTGCAGAGGCACAACTCAAAATCCATGAAGGTTATATAAGTAATATGCAGGCATACCTTCGCACTGGAGATTGGGTAGACAGTTTCTATGGAGAGTATCAAGAACATAGAATTAAAAATCGTTGTATCGCACAAGCGTATTACTGGTATGGACCTAAGAAGGGTGAACCAAAGTTCGATGTTGGAACATACTATCCCTTATTGGGACAGGTTTACACACAAGAAATGTATAATGAAGAAAGAGGGATCGTTGTAGAAGATGACGGAGAACCAAAACCCAAACGAGGGAAACGTAATAAAAGGACCGTGGCGAAAAAGAAAAGTCGTCGTTCCAAATGAGGAAGAACTTCTTCGTCAGGAAGATATGGAGTTCTGTGAAGAACTGTCTTCTAAACTTGTGATGGATATGATTCATATGATGAGTGATAATGATGTAGATATTGGAGAACGAAATTTTTCTCGTGACCTTTCCCTAGTCATTGAACTTGTGAAGTCACTTCTATATCGTGACGCTGGTCTTGAATATCCACTCCATGAGTTTGTCGATACATTCACAGAGACGACTGTTGAAATGGACAACTCACATCGAACAGTTATTCGAATGGATAAACTGAATGAGATGGTGGAGTTGATGAGAATGGATGAGGATGATGACCCAGAAGTTTCATGAACCATATAGTCCAGCCATTCTAGAGACAACTGTATCAGAACGGTTTATTGACATTGTAAACACTGTTGCTGATGAGGTTCTTGCAGATGAGGAGAAGAGTAAGCAATGGGACTTCTCTGATAGACTCGTGGGTAAGGTCAACAAGGAAATTCAAATTCCCGTCAAGGATAAGTCTGACCGTGACTACCTGTTTCGCACAATGAAGCAGGGATGCCTAGATTATTTGAATTATATGGTTGACAAAAACCGAGCACATAGTTATAATAGAATAGTGGGTGCAGGAGTAAAACCATCTCTAGACAATATCCACCTGACACAGAGTTGGGTGGTTAGTCAGTATGCAGGTGACTTTAATCCTATACATCACCACAATGGAGATTTCTCTGCTGCAATCTATCTAAAGGTTCCAGAGGGTATGACAGAAGAATGGGAAGAGGATTTCAAGGACCATTATCCAGCAAAGGGTCTTATCGAATTTGCGTTTGGTGAGAACCAGAACTTTCGCAGTGACAATCTGAAGTTCAAGCCTGAGGTTGGTAAGTTCCTTGTGTTTCCTTCATGGTTGAAGCACTTTGTATATCCGTTCTCTGTCGAAGGTGAAAGACGCATGATGAGTTTCAATGCGACCATTATAAATAGAATGAAAGAATAATTATGATTTTAGTTGACATGAACCAGATTAGTCTGGCCAGCGTGATGATGCACTTGAATATGAATAAGAAGATCGAACCAGAGATTGATATGGTTCGTCACATGATCCTCAATTCAGTTCGCATGTATCGCACGATGTTTCGTGAAGAGTATGGGGAACTGGTTCTCTGTTACGACTCGAAGCACTACTGGCGTAGAGACTACTTCCCAAATTACAAACGCAATCGTAAGAAGACACGGGATGATTCCAATCTGAATTGGGATGCCATCTTTGAGTGTCTGAATACCATCAAGTCAGAACTGAAAGAGTTCTTCCCCTACAAGTTTCTTGAGGTATATGGTGCAGAGGCAGATGATATTATTGCCGCACTGTGTGGTGAGTTGGAATTCGATAACGGTAAGACATTGATTCTTTCTGGTGACAAGGACTTCATTCAGTTACAGAAATATCGCAATGTGACACAGTACAGTCCTATCACCAAGAAGTATGTGAATGGTGTTGACCCAGTGGAGTATCTGAAAGAACATGTTATGAAGGGTGACTCCAGTGATGGTGTCCCTAACGTGTTGTCCCCAGACAATACCTTCGTTGATGGATTGCGTCAGAAGCCACTGAGCAAGAAGAAGATTACATCTTTCATTGATGGTGACCTTCCTAACGATGAGGTCAAGAGAAACTTTCAGAGGAATGAAACTCTGATTGATCTAACCAAATCACCAGATGAACTCTTCATCAAAATTCTGGAAGAGTTCCGTGATGCACCAGAAGGTGACCGTAGCAAACTACTAAATTACTTTACACAAAAGAGGTTACGCAACCTCGTTGAATCCATAGGAGAATTTTAAAATGGCACATGATACATATACACCCCTGTTTTCAGAGGTTCTGAATAAGGTCGCAAAGTTGAAAACCAAGAATGAGAAGATTGAACATCTACGCAAGTATAACAATGATTCTCTTCGTATGATTATCAAATCATCATTTGACCCTAAAATTGAGTGGGAACTTCCAGAGGGTGACGTTCCATACACAAAAAATGATGCACCCGAAGGTACAGAGCATAACATGCTTGCATATGAAGCACGAAAGTTGTATCACTTCATTAAGGGTGGTAATCCACAGATTACTCAGAACAAGAGAGAGGCAATGTTTGTTCAGATGCTTGAGGGTCTTCATGAAGATGAAGCAAAACTGCTTGTTGCTGCAAAGGACAAGAAACTGCATCAGGTCTACAAGGGATTGTCTGCGAATGTGGTAAAGACTGCATTCAACTGGACAGATGAGTATATGGTTGAAGAGGTAGAGTATCCACAGGGGTCTAGAGCCGCATCTTTCCCTGACTAAAAAAACTTTCAAAATAGGTCATTTTTTTGTTGACATATCCGAATCCGTATGGTATAGTTAGTTATACACTGAGAAAACAAAGGAAGAGACATGAACAACGAAATGACCACCCTGATTGAGAACATCAAAGCAGACTACCTCAACTGGACCACACGGTGTGCTGGTGCCAAGGGTCTAGACGCTTTGACGGAAACCAATAAGACGATGATCGATGAGTTCAACGAGAAAATCACCTACAAGGTGGGAACTAAGTACATCAAGGTATTCACCGAAGGTGGTAGCGTTTGGGGTTTTGTTGTCAACACCGATAACGATAAGAAGTTTCGGAAGGGTGATATTCTGAAAGCCGCTGGTTGGGCTGCTCCTGCTCGGAACAAAGCACGGGGAAATATCCTCGACGGTGGTTACACCATCAACTGGACTGGCCCTCTTTATCTCTAGGGGGTCATTTTAGGGGTTGACAGATTCCTTTTTGTGTGGTATAGTTAATCATAATCAGAGAGAGGTTGTTATGACTAAAGAAGTTTCGGTTCGGGAAATCATGGGTGATTTGCTAGACATCAACCCCATTGTTGATGTTGGGACTAAAAAGTCTCCCTTTCATGTTGTAGATTCTTCGTGGTTAATTCGTGCCTATGAGAAGTCGATTGGAAAAGACATTGGTGACGACTTTGATGGGTATGTAGAGTTTTCCGACAAGTTTGTTGATGAGTTTGCCATGACCGGCGATGTAGAATTGACTCTTGAGAGGATTATCTGATGAAGAAAATTGTGACTGTTGCGATTGAAACCCTGTTCATGTTAACCCTATTTGCGGCGGGATGGTTTGCTCTCGTTGTATTTTAGGGGTTGACAAAAAGAATCAAGTATGGTACTATAAGACATAATCAAGAGATGAGGTTGTCATGATTAGTGTTGATGTTACAGGTGGTCTGAAGAAAGACAGGGTTCTTGCTGAAGACATTGTGTGGTCGATGATTACTGTACTGATGCCCCGCATTCGTAACCTTGAGGTAGAGGTTCGTTTCTGCAAGACGATGGAAGATGGTGCTCAGGGTTGGTGTACTGTTGGTGATGATACTCGACACCTCATCCTTGAGATTGACCATCGCCTGAGTCGTCTGGTCAGCAAGGAAGAGTTCATCGAAACGATTGTTCATGAGATGGTTCACGTTTGGCAGTGGGCAACGGGACGGATCATTGAACGGTGGCGTGGTGGTTATCGGAATCTCTGGAAGTGTGAGGATGGTAAGTATCGCAACTTCATGAATGTGAAGTACATTGACCAGCCTTGGGAGATTGAGGCATACAAGTTGCAGGGTCCGCTGACCAAAGCATATATGGAAGTGAAAGGAATTAAGTAATGAGTCAGATGAAAAACTTCATGATGGATATCGAAGATTTCTGTAATGGATATTTTTACGGTGGTCCCTCTGAATTCACTGTTGATGAGGTGGTTGAGGATGTTGGGATGTACTTCAAAAGCACTGAAGCAACAAAGTATGCCAAACAGTATCTCACTGAACAGTTGGGTGAGGTATGAATCCACTTGAGGCACTGGTGATCGGGACAGTTGTTGTTGGTTCAACAATGTCCCCACAACCAAAGTATGACGAGTCTGCAATCTGTCTCGCAAAGAATATGTATTACGAGGCAAGGAACCAAGGGACTGCTGGTTGGATGGCAGTCACTGCGGTTGTTCTCAATCGTGTGAATGACGATAGGTTCCCCAACTCAATCTGTGAGGTTGTCGAAGAAGGTCCAACTCGTAAGTCATGGAAAGACCCGAATGTAAGAATTCCAATCAAGCATCGTTGTCAGTTCTCATGGTTCTGTGATGGTCAATCAGACAATCCAAAGAACAAGAATACATACAACGAAATGCTAAGTCTTGCAGACGCAATCCTATCAAACGAACTGCCATTCTATGATATCACGGATGGTGCAACTCATTACCATGCAGATTATGTCACCCCTGCATGGGCAAAGACTAAGACTATGACAGTCGAAATTGGTGACCATATCTTTTATAAATGGGAGAAGTGAAGATGAGTAAACAAGTCCCTACAATGAGGGAAAGAATTAAACATTGGAAAGAACGTAGAATTGCCAGATTTAAAACTTCTGGATGTGCGTTGTGTTGGCATTATTGCAGCCATAAGGTGAAGGTTAAACCGTGAATATTTTCTATCTTTCGAAAGACGCTGAGACAGCAGCACAGCTGCATTGTGACAAGCATGTGGTGAAGATGATTTTGGAGACTGCTCAGATGCTATCAACTGCACATCGTGTTCTTGATGGTGATGAGTATGCAGATGCAATGGGTCTATACAAACTGGCGCACAAGAACCATCCATCTACAATCTGGACTCGTGCATCTATGGAACAATATCTGTGGCTGTATGACCTGTTTCACTATCTTCTTAAAGAGTATACCTTCCGTTATGGTAAGCATCATGCAAGTGAACGACTAGTCGGTGCGCTCTCTAAGGTTCCTGAGAATATTGCAAATGTTGGTTTCATTGATCCACCTCAGTGTATGCCTGATTATTGCAAAGGTGATGACACTGTTCTTGCATATCGAAACTACTATATACTAGAGAAAATGCGTTTCGCGAAATGGAAGAAACGCCCTATGCCGGAGTGGTTTAATGGTGGGACACCTGATGGAGAGAGAACCGTATTGGGAGTACATGGGACGCCGGTTGAAGGAGGATCGGTTAGTGCCTGAAGAAACCTATAAAACTGAAATAGCACAGATGCAGAAACAGATACATTATCTACAACTGCGTGTGAAGGAACTGTCTGAAGAGTTACATGACTTGAGAAAGTATGGACCAGTACAATTGGAGTTAGACGTATAATGCCGACATATAGGTTTTATGATACTGTGACACAGGAAGAGTATGACGAGTTTATGCCCATGGCTGAACTTGATGAGTATAAGAAACTCAATCCTCAAGTGCAACAGATTCCCGTGCCAGTGGCAATTGCTGGTGACCACATGATGGGTGTGGGTCCAAAGGTAGATGGTGGATTTACAGAGAACATGCAACGTATTGCTGAGGCAAATCCAGGCACACCTCTTGCAGATCGTTACGGTTCAAGTAGCACACAATCTACTAAAGAAATTCAGACAAGAAATGTGCTTAAGAAGCACGGAGTTATATAAATAAAATTGACACGGGCGAGAAATCAAACTTCAGCAAGGGATGCACAGCGTCTACGCAAGCTGGGAAGTCACTCCGCCCATGTGTCAGAGGGGGGAAGGCGCGCCCCCACTCCCCCCTCTTTTTCTCTCTAAAGGATTGTTATGGCCAGTAAGAATAAAGAAATCAATCATTCCCAACTCGTAACTGTCAAACCCATTACAGACAGTCAGAAAGTTGTGTTTGATACATGGAATAAGGGTAAAAACCAATTCCTATTTGGTGCGGCAGGAACAGGTAAGACCTTTGCATCACTCTATCTCGCACTCAACTCAGTTCTCGATTTGAAGTCCAAGTACGAACGAGTCATTATCGTCCGTTCTCTCATTCCAACAAGAGAGATTGGGTTCCTTCCCGGCGATGAGGAAGATAAGTCTGCACTGTATCAGGTGCCGTATCAGAACATGGTTCAGTTCATGTTTGAGATGCCAAACGAACAGTCATTCAATAATTTGTATGATCGTCTAAAGGGTCAGGGTTCACTCTACTTTTTGTCAACTTCTTTCCTAAGAGGGTTGACATTTGATAACTCTATTGTTATAGTAGATGAATGTCAAAACATGAACTTCCACGAACTGGATACAATCATCACTCGTATTGGGCAAGACTCTCGTATCGTGTTCTGTGGTGACTTTGACCAGAGTGATTTACAGAGAACGAATGACAGGAATGGACTACATGACTTCCTTCGCATTCTGGAAGAGATGGACGAATTTAACTGTACAGAGTTCAGCATTGGAGACATTGTACGCTCTGGATTTGTACGAAACTATTTAATCAACAAAATCAAAATGGGACTAGGAATGGACTAATGGATATTGAAAAACTTAGAGAACAACTTAAAATTGACGAGGGATGTGTATATGAATTATATAACGATCACCTTGGGTATGCTACTTTTGGCATTGGCCATCTGGTTCTTGAGTCTGACCCCGAATATGGTGCTGACATCGGAACACCAGTATCGGACGATAGAGTCATTGAGGCCTTCGAGCAAGATGTCCAAACAGTATTGTCAGACTGCGCCGTCCTTTATCCAGACTTCGATGAGTTGCCAGAAGAAGTTCAACAAGTGATTGCAAACATGATGTTCAATCTTGGTCGTCCTCGTCTGTCTGCCTTCAAGGGTATGAAAGCGGGTGTAGACGCAAGGGATTGGAACGAAGCAGCAGACCAGATGGTAGACTCGCGTTGGTATCGTCAAGTAGGGGCAAGAGCAGAACGACTCGTTGAGAGGATTCGATCATTATCATAAATACTAAATACATGATAAACGGAGAATAGATATGTCAACTTATACAGTAACAAGGGTTATGACAAGACCTAACACTTCAATTGAATGGCCTAATAGCTATTTGGGAATAAATGGTTACGCGAACTTACAATCATCAGGAAAGGTTAGTATAGAAGATGCTACTTATTCAGACGATGGTTTAGTACAAACAACTGTTTTTGTTTGGGCTTCTAAAGAAGATTATATAGGAAATCTTCCTAGTGGAGATAATCCCGACCCTGCATGGCTATTGACACGGACGGAATATAATAATTACCTGGTATCTTCTGGTATAACTTCCATAACTACAGGAGAAGATGGAACAGTTAGAATTTTTAATAATTCTAATAATATGTGGGAATTGCAGGAATAGAAATTAATAATGTTTAATCATGAACCAGTAGAGTTGCCTACTATATCTGCAACAAACAAGGATGGTGTTCGTCTCTATGAAACACCAGATGGTAACAAGTACCCATCAATCACTACTGTACTATCTGTACGAAACAAGCAGGGTTTGATGGAATGGCGTAAACGTGTTGGTAACGATGTTGCAAACTACGTTGCACGAACTGCTGCAGCAAGAGGTACTAAGGTTCACCAGATGTGTGAAGACTACCTCAACAATATGCATCGTGACTTTCCCGAAAAGTGGATTGAACACAAGAAGAACTTCCTACCTTGGTGTCTGTTCAATCAACTAAAAGATGGTGCATTGCACAAATTAAATAACATTTATGCACAAGAGGCGGGTCTTTACAGTGATAAATATAAAGTAGCGGGCAGAGTAGATTGTATTGCAGAATATGACGGAACACCTTCCATTATTGACTTCAAGACATCCTCTAAAGAACGCAATGATGATTGGAATGAAAGTTATTACATTCAAGGCTCTGCATACGCAGAGATGTTCGGAGAGAGAACAGGGATTGAAATCTCACAGGTAGTTATTCTCGTAGTCACAGAGGACGGAACTGTTCAAGAGTTTGTTAAGGACAAAAACAATTATCTAGATGCGTTGGTCGAATCCGTTGCAGAATGGAGAAGACGTAATGAAGTATCTAACATTCCTAACAGCACTGCTGCTTAGCACATCAACCTTTGCACAGGAACCACCATCTTTCTTTCAAACGCAGAAACCAGTTCTCTGTGCGCCGTTAAACATTGTTCTGGGTGCAGTTACAAATCTAGGTGAAGAGCCATATGCGTATTGGTCTGACCCCGATAACAATACTGTCAATCTAATGTACGTTGGAGACACTGGAATTACCATCATTGAATCTTTTGCAAATGGTAATGCATGTATTATTGGGTCAGGTAAAGATGTGGAATTTGTGAATAAGGATAAGGCGACAAAAAGTTCCTTGACTCTCAAAGGAAAAAGTGTTATATATAACAGGTAACGTTGATGATGACTCAACGCTGTACTGGACGCGGGGGCAGTACCCGCCGCCTCCACCACAAGCACATTTACTGAGTGTGTTTCTGAGGGGGGCGAACTAGGATCGACGGGCAGTTAATAGGAATTCGGAGTTACACGGTTGGTCGCGTATAGACCACTATAGTAAATGCAAACGATAATTTTGCACCAATGGCCCTTGCTGCGTAAGCAGTAAGTGTCGGGGTTTCGGTGGGTGTCCTAGCAACAGAATCACCCACCAACACACACAAACACAAGGAGAAAGAAATGACATTCATCGTTTCCACACTAACATTTGAAACAGGTCTTGGCGATTGGTTCAATCGTATTTTCAAAAAAATGCAACCATATGGTTACACTCGTGCCGCAATTGAAATGGAACGTGAGGGGTATCCCAAAGAGGCTGCTGCTCTACGTCAGATGGCAAAGTTTGCGGGAGAGTAATCATGGCTAAGACACCTTATGAGATTCGACTTGATCTTCTGACTATGGCAAAAGATATGCTTGACAAACAGTATGAGACTGCATCCACTATGGCATGGAAAGCATTTGAGAAGGCAGCAGAAGACAACAAGGAAATGTACAAGAGTTTCGACCAGTACATTCCAAAGATGTTCCATCCTGATGAAGTTATCTCTCAAGCAGAGAAACTACAGGAGTTCATCAACAGAAAGGACTAACATGACTAAAACAATCATCACTCTAGTAGCAGCACTAGGTATTTCATCTACTGCTCTTGCTAATGAACCACAGAAACCAAATCCAATGAACATGGTTGACCTCGCAATCGTAACTGACACAGAGTATGACATCGACGGTGAAACCACCAACACTGAGTTTGGTATCGAAGCAGGTGCAAAGGGTTTTACTCTTTCCCTACTTCCAAATTATGATTGGGACAACAGCGAAGTAGATACTATTGAAGTTGGACTAAAGTATGATTGGGAGATTACCAAGTCTTTCACAATTACACCATATGGTACTTACAATGTTGATACTGACATTACAGAACAGGGTAAGACCATTGGAGTGAAGACTCGATATTCCTTCTAAATAATAGGGGTTAGACGCCAGAAATAGTCTCGCGGGGGTCCACGGTCAGCCCCCAACTTTTTTTACCAGAGGAGAACTTATGACTTTGAACACTGCTAAATCTTTCTCTCTTGAGATTGAAAGGATTGCTAATGAAAAGGGTATTACCCACATGGAGGCAGTACTAGATTATTGTTACAAACAAGGCATCGAACCCGATACAGTCGGGAACCTTATCTCAAAAAGTCTCAAAGAGAAGATTGAGGCAAATGCGAGGGAACTAAATTTTTTACCAAGAACAGCTAAGTTACCCGTATGAGTCATCTTAAAGAACAGAACACCACCTATTTCAAACACCTCTTTCATGCGTGGTCAATGGGTATTGTTCTTTTTATTCACGGGGTATTTCCTAACATTCTAACTGATTGGGTATCGAAGCGTATCTGTAATGGAACCGATTGACATATATTTGATGTACTGTGCCTTCAAGGCGCATTTTGGAAAGACTGATTATGACTTTGTGAAGTACAAAGGTAAGACTCGCATTTCCAGAGACACATTCTATAAGCGCAAGGACCGTGGGTTCTTCGTGCGTCTATCCAGAAAATATAAGTCAGAAGAGGAAGTCAAGAATTACTTTCTGTCCAACTTCATCAAGGACAGGAAGGGTTACATCGCCAACTTCAATGATGAGAACTATAACTCATGGAAGTTGAAGCGGGGTAACTTTTTTGATATGTTTGTGGTTGAGATGACTCCACTTGTGAAGGAATTCGAACCACTGTTTGAGGTGAAGAAACACAACCACCCGAAACTTCTCAAGGAGTTTCTGGGTGGGCGTGTATCACTAGAGACGCTCATCATTCTAGATGAGTTAGTATCTTTCAGTGACAATTGGGATAAACTATTAGAGGACGATATTGTATGGCCTGACCTAAAAAGATTTATGAATGATTATAAAAGGTTCTTGACAATTGACAAGAATAGGTATAAGATAAGTTTATTAACATTAATTGAGGAGTCCAGAGATGGATCGTGTTGAAGGTTTTTTTGAGGCAAAGGTTGCCGAACTCCAGAACACTGTGAAGGCATTGCAGTGGGATAATGCAGAACTCACCAAGAAGAATGGTGAACTCTCAGAGAGAGTTGCAGAAATGGCGATGATGCGTAACAATCGTCGTCCAAACAACAATCGGGATAATCGTAACCGAAAGTAGGGAGAGAGTGCCGCTGTAGCTCAGTTGGTAGAGCAATTGATTTGTAATCAATGGGTCAGGAGTTCGAATCTTCTCAGCGGCACCATTCTAAACGAGGAATTATTGAAATAACAATGACAGTAAAACTTATATCACATTCACAAGTACCCAAAGAAGGGTTCATTGGTATAGATACCGCACAAGACCTTATTGCATATTGTGCCCGTGTATCTAATCCCTCTAATCAGTTGAATAGAGATACCGCCGAGAAATTGGTTAGATATCTTATTAAACACAAGCACTGGTCACCTCTAGAGATGGTTAGTGCGTGTATTGAGATTGAGACAACACGAGATATTGGACGACAGGTATTGCGTCACCGCTCGTTCTCTTTTCAAGAGTTCAGTCAGCGTTATGCAGACCCGACTAAGGATTTGGAATTCGTTACCAGAGAAGCTCGTCTACAGGACGAGAAGAACCGTCAGAATAGTGTAGAGATTGACGACCCCAAACTACAAGAGGAATGGGACACTCTACAGGAGATGGTGATTGAGGACGCACGTTCTGCATACAACTGGGCAATCAGTAAGGGTATTGCAAAAGAACAGGCTCGTGCAGTTCTACCAGAGGGTCTTACCATGTCACGCATGTATATGAATGGTACTCTTCGTTCATGGGTGCATTTCATCGAGCTTCGCAGTGGTCATGGAACGCAGAAAGAACACATGGAGATTGCCAGAGAGTGTGCAGTTGCAATTGCACCCATCTTCCCCATGATACAGGAATTTGTGAATGAGTAAAGCAGTCGTATTTGGTAACGGGGAGTCTAGAAAGTGGGCAGAGAATGTTACTACTTTTGATAGAAATGATAAGGACGTAGTTACTTGGGGGTGCAATGCAATCTATCGTGATATGTGGGTGGATAATTTAGTCGCAGTAGACTACCCCATGCAACAAGAGATTTACACTTCTGATTTATTAGAGGGCCAGTTCACTACAGGTGACACGATGAGGTTTCACTTTACAAACTGGAGTCCTGTCCCCGCCGAGATCGCAGATATGATGTTCATGGGATATGACATACCAGAGTCTTTCATTCACAAAACAGAAAGGGTGGGCAACCACACAGAGCAATGTGTCATCTCAGGTAAAGACCCTGTTACATTACAGGAGAAGATTGAGGTTGCAATGAAGATGAATCCAGACCTCAACATGAAAGACCTTCGTGCAAAGATGGAGAAGGACGTTGGCATTTGGATTACATACGTTAAAGAGGATGATGGAATAAATAGTATTGACTACCCTGTTGGGTGGTCTGCTGGTAATACCGCACTACACCTTGCTTGTCAAGAGGGTGCGAATGAAGTTTATATAGTGGGGTTTGACCTATCGTCATATGATGAGCCGTTGAACAACATATATAAAGGGACAGATAATTATCTGTCAAGTGATGCAAAAGGATTTAATCCAGTTAACTGGATTAACCAGATGCAAACTGTTTTTACAGAGTATAAGGATGTTAAATTCTATTGGGTTGATCCTGTTGACCGCTTTGGTCAAGAAGAGTTTTTTCTAACAGACCAACACGGCAAATTTAATAATCTAAGTTACTTGACAAAGAACAGTCTTTGTGATAAATTAAATATACTTTAACATACGAAAACATACGTTAACATAAGGAGAAAGATATGTCACTTGCGGCATTGAAGAAACAGAACAGTCTTGACTCACTGCTGGGTGCTGCCCAGAAAGAGTCTGCCCCTCAAGAAAAGAAGTCTTACGTTGATGAACGTCTCTGGAAGCCAGTCATGGATAAGTCTGGTAACGGATACGCAGTCATTCGTTTCCTTCCCGCACCAGAGGGTGAGGACATGCCTTGGGCAAAGGTCTGGAACCATGCGTTCCAAGGTCCAACAGGTCAGTGGTACATTGAGAACTCTCTCACCACTGTGGGTCAGAATGACCCTGTGTCAGAGTACAACTCCAAACTCTGGAACTCAGGTGTTGAGTCCGATAAGGAGATTGCACGGAAGCAGAAGCGTAAGTTGCAGTACTACTCCAACATCTATGTTGTAGAAGACCCTGCAAATCCTCAGAACGAGGGTAAGATTTTCCTCTACCGTTACGGTAAGAAAATCTTCGACAAGATCATGGAGGCAATGCAGCCCGCATTCCAAGATGAAACTCCTGTCAACCCCTTTGACTTCTGGGAAGGTGCGAACTTCAAGTTGAAGCTTCGCAAGGTAGATGGATACTGGAACTATGACAAGTCAGAGTTTGCAGACCCATCTGCCCTGTTCGACAATGATGAGGAGATTGAGGCACTGTGGAAGACGGAGCATTCACTTGCTGACTTCACTGCACCTTCTGCCTTTAAGTCATATGACGAACTTAAGGCACGGCTCGATGCAGTTCTTGCCGGTACAGTAACAGTTGGTAAGGCAGTAGATATTATGGAAGATGCACCAGTTGCAGAACCAAAGGTTGATACTGCTCCTGCACCAGAGTTCTTTAAGGATGCACCAGCACCTACTGTGTCAGAGGAAGACGACGATGATGCAATGTCTTATTTTGAAAAACTCGCAAACGAGTAACTGAGTAAAGGGGGGAATGTGGTTCCCCCCTTTATTTTTAATGCGATCTCTGATACTCTGTATTTGGATCAGTTATATGAATTGGTGTGGATACAGTTGCACTGCTATTGTTAACAGTGTTTACGCTATTGTTTGGTGCAACAACTGTATTACTACCAACTGTTGCAATTGCATCTCTCAATCTTGCCAACTCTTGTGTGAGAGTATTTAACTTATCAATATCACCTTGATTAGAACCAATATTCCTTTCGTACCAAGTTTCCTTCTCTGCATCTTTTCTTGCTTCTGCGACTCTTGCTTCCAGTGATTCTACCTGACTTTTTGAGAATATATTACGACCACCACCAAGTTGATCACTAAGATACCCAAACCCTTCTTCTGCAAACTTACCTCTACCGCCCACTAACGCAGCCATGGCCCTTGCCCTTTTGGTTTCTATTGCTGCCTGACCCTTCATTGCTTCTGGGTCTAGACCAGAGAGTAAAACACTTTTATTGCCTGCACCAACAAGTGCCTTGTTTGCCTGTGCGACCACCTGTTGAATCATAAAATCTTGAGTCTTTTCATCTGCATCCAAAAATGTCTTAGACCCTTTAATCTTTACAATTGTCTCTGCAAGAACTTTATCAAATGATGCGTATCTTGCCTCAATGGTATTACCATCTCTGATTGATGCGTCTCTTGCTGCGTTAAGCACCATTGCAGTATTTTTAATTATATCGTTAAAGGATTGTGAATTTTTAACGAATTCAAATTTCTCTGCTGCCTCAAGTGTTGCTTTCCCCCTATCTGCACCTGATTGAAGTAGAGCTTCCGTTTCTGCTTTGCTTGTGATCGTGTCACGCTGTCGTTTCCGCTCTTGTTCAAGTTTTCGATTCTCTTTCCCTACTATTGCTTCCTGTGCTTGCTTTGCGGTCTTTGCCTCCTCAATTGCATTTGTTTGTTTTTTTGTATTATTAACAACCTCTTTAGTAACCTTGTCTGCCATGTCACTTAGTTCAGAGAGTCCGTATGTGAGAGCACCTAATCCTAGCAACAGGGGACTACCTAAGAGGAGAAATTTACCTAGTTTACCAAGACTTTTAAGTAAGTTTGCCAATCCTGCACCCGCACCTAATCCCGCAAGAAGACCACTGTTGTTTTTCTTGTCTTTTTTGAGTGGTGAATTATCAGTTAATGCTGCAAGGATATCTCTGAGAATCTCATTGGTACTCTCAGTCTTTTCCATTTCAAATGCTTGTTGGTCACTTCTTCGCTCTTCTTCAGCAGCACGGTTCTTGTCGCCGGGACTTTTAGCATCTATGTTTTGTTTTGCAAAACCCATCTTATCAACAAATTGTCTGTTGAACGCTGACTCATCTACTGTTTTCTTAAGAAAATTCTCTGGTGTAGATACAAACCTTCCCTTTTCACCCCTAAGATTACCCGCCTTGTCTTCCTTAAGATTTTGTCTATAACGTATCTCATCTAGAAGTTGCTCGTTCAGTCCTAGATTAGTTTCCACAAAACTCTTGAATGCAGCATCAACTGCCTCTTTCTTCTTTGTGAGTTCTGCTTCTTTTTTGAGTTGTTTGAATGTTGCCTTACTGATTGGGTCTTTACCACCCAATCTTTGACGAACTTCACGTTCTTGTTCTCTTCTAAGTTTTCTCTGATTAAGAAACTCACTTGCCTTCTTCTGGAAATCTCTTGCTTGACCAAGACCAAATTTATCAAAGACCTTATCAGTCAGTTTTTGACCATCAAACAATTTGTCAGCACCCGCATTTAATCTTTTAGATGCTTCATCTAGTGCTCTAACTGCTCTAATAAATTCTAAATCGTCTTGTGCCATTTTACTTCCTTCTATTACTCTCTTGTTCTAATCTCTCAGCTTCTTCTTGAAGATGATTGACTGTAAGACCAACGTAAATATCTCTCTCAAAAGGCATCATATCTTCTATTTCACTCAAACTAAACTTGTGGTGGTACATCATACTCCAATTTGTTTTGTAATAATTTTTAACAGACATGTATGACATACTCAGATAAAAAAATCTGCCAGTCCCTCCAGCATATACTCACTCTTCTTCTTCGTCTTTGGATTTTTGATATCCAAAATATGACGCAACTTTGGCATAGTCGTAAAAAAATCTTGTACCTTACCAAACATTTCTGTCGTCATGTCGTCAAAGAATTCAGAAAGTTCTTTATCTGACATATCAACCCTTTTATAAACATCATCACCAAAATGAATTTCATCAACACAAGTCTGCATCATCTTCAGTGTACTCTCAGTCTCGTTCTCTTCATCGTAACCACTCAGACTTCTAAGTGTTGGATACCTCATAAACATCTTAATGTCATCAGTCAGTTGAATTTCATTGGTGTGGTCAACGCTCATCTGAACACCAACTTCACTATAATCAATCGTCACATCAACTCTGGTCTTTCCATCATCAGGGCAAACAACACTTAACGTTGCAGTTTCACCAACAGATTTTGATCGCACCTGTAGAAAGATATACTCTGCATCAAACACTGGTGCGGTGGAACCATCAACGGAACCAAACGTACACTCTGTAACAATTGTCGATAGCGCATTACTCACACTGTTTGGTTCATCACTCTCCATTGCCATCAACAGAATTTTTTCTTCCTTTACAAGAAATGGTCTATACTTGATCTTCTCCTGTGTTGATGGTACAATCAGTTCATACTCTGGAATTTTTAGTTTGGGTAATGCCATAATATTTCATCCTTTATAGTCTCCGAAGCACTTTCGGTATATTGCTTAGTATCTGTCTTGAAACACCATTTGCAACGGTGTCAATAATGTTGTTTAGAATATTTGGTCCTTGACCATTTGTGTCTAGTGGTGTCCAATATCTAAATGACATGTTCACTGTAGTTTTTAGGTTCTCGTTAAATGAGCCATAACTCAAATCACTTCCGTTAATACTCTTTGGAAATGCATCCCACAATTTTAGTCCATATTTTCTTTGGTTTTGTTTGTCGAGAAGGTAAATTTCTACTGTCCCAACGTAATCTTTATAATAACCAACGTTCCATGTATCTGGGTTATATGCCTGCTTCTGCCATGTCTCAAAGAATACTCTTTCTTGTAAGTCAGTACTTGCTGAAAATGTCATTGCGACCTCTTCTGCATATGTCACACCTTCTACAATATCTCTTGTTGGACCATAGATATTTGAGTCTGTTGCCGTTGCAAGATTGATGCCGGGTAGGGTTACTGATTCACATCTCAGTCCAACGTCTCTACCATTACCACCACCTTGTGGATCACCCATGAGAGATGCGGACATGTTCATCAATGACGATGATGCTCCTGTCTTACCAGTTGATGGTGGAAACAGATTTACCTCATATCGGTTTGGTTGTGCATATCCTTCATTAGAATGAAATGCAGATAGCACATCATTGAGAACACCGATTGCAGTTCCCTCTAGAAAGTTTGGTAGAATGGCCATTAGATCATGCTCCTAGATTCTTTCCATACCTCTGATGCAGATGCCTTCTTGAACCTCTGCACTGGTAGTAGTGTCGCAATCGTAAACTCGTCTGCATCAATTCTACGAAACCGTGACTTAACCTGTCCCGCAAGATACTTGTGAATGGTAGGACGAACTAACCGTACATTCTTTAGTGCCGAATAGTCAACATCAAGTGTGGTTGACTCATCGAATTTTGTGTTGTTTGAGAAGTCTACAAGTCTGTCCAACAGTCGAATTCTAAGGGGGATTGGTAGGTAGTGTAGATTGATACCTAGAAATCCATCTGGATAGTTTTCGATGGGAAGAACGAGGGGAAAAGTGTCATAGTATGGAAGTGTCTTCTTGAACTTTGGGTCATAGATAAACATGTTCAATCGTCCAAAGAATGGGCGTGTTGCCTGCTTACCGTCACGAATCAAGTCTAGTGCGCCTGGTGTACCAAACTCCTTGATCTTGTCCTTGTACCACTCTGTGGAACGTGGACGTTCTCCTGCTGCCTGTTTTACAGACTGAATGTATTTGCTCTCTGCCATAGTATTATTTATACGAGATACCTAATTCGTCTTCAGTCAAAATCTTGAATTCCAGACCTCTATCCAAACACCACTCATTTGCATATTTCCACTTTGCAGAGTTGACACCCCATGTTTTGACCTCGTTTAGATATCTTTGGGTCTTTCTCTTGGGTTGTTTTGGTGGTTTGCACTGCACCTTGGGCTTGATCTCAATGATCATCTTCTTGACACTGCCATCGTGCTGTTTGACCTTGATGTAGAAATCTGGAAAATATCGGTGAATACGTCCGTCCCAAGGGGATAAATAGGGTATAATGATTTCTTCACTCCCCCATTCTAGAATGTTCGTACTGTTATCACAGTACACCATGAACTTTCTTTCCCATAAGGAGCGGTAGACTATGTTGCGTGGATCACCCTTATACTTTTTAGGGTTCACTGGTGTATATCGACCTTTGTATGCCATTCGTTATAAATAATTCAAAGTGTATAAGGATATTTAGACATGGCACTTAAAGACGCATTTGTAAACGTTGCACAGGCTGCAGCAACCAGTATGGCAAGGAGTGCGGTAAACTCAGTGGTTGGTGGGATCGCCGCTGGACTAAAGGGCGCAAATCCACAAAATGCAGTTGGTGGACTAGCACCACAATCTAGACAATCACCCATCATATCTTATCCAGATGACGTTGCTATTGATCCAATGCAGGGACATTACATTCTATTTGGTATCAGAACAAACGAGCCAGGCAAGGTAAAACCAAATCCACCACAACCAAGTCTAGACGTAGATGATATAGTTGATAACATTCAAGGAGCAACAAAAGAATCTATCGAAGCAGTACAACAAGAAAAAATCCAGAGACAAAGAGGATCAAACTCTAGTATTACAATGTCTAGGAGAGCGTCAACTAGAATAGTGCAGTCAATAGCACTCTATATGCCCCCACAGGTTAGTGTTTCATATAATGCAAACTATGCAGAGACAGAAATTACTAGAAGGGCAGAGGCATTAGTGGGAGCTGGAACAGGTGCAGTTGCAATTGCAGAAAAATTATATGGCGGACAGCTTGGCGCTGCCAAATCCCTAGCTGGTGACGTATTAACAAAAGGTGTTGATGCTGCGATAGATGGTGGAATACAAGCAGTCATTGGAGCAGCAAATGCCCTCACACCCGGCCTTTCTCAGTTGGTTGCTCTTGAGAGGGGTAAGATAATCACACCAAGAATGGAAGTGATGTTTGAGGGGATTGGTAGAAGGTCGTTTGAATTCACCTTTATCATGATTCCAAAAAGTGCATCCGAGTCTCAAAAAATTAGAGAGATTGTTAAGTTATTTAAAGTCCACATGTCTCCAGAATATGGGGAAAGTCAAATCGCAGGTGCAAAGAATCTTAGAGAACAGTCTATTCCAGATGTGTTTGATATTCAATATATGTATAGAGATAAAGAGAATTCACATATAAACAAAATTGGAACATCATACTTAACTGGCGTGGACGTTCAGTATGGCGGCGACAGGTATACTGCATATGAACCTGATGCCTCTGGTTCACCACCACCACAAAGAACAACGATGACACTCAGATTTACTGAAATCGAACTCATGTATCGCAATAGAGTTGAGGAGGGTTACTAATCATGTACTTCAATTCTTTTCCAGTTATTCCATACGATGCTGTTGGTAATGGTCAATTCAAAGTAGCAACAAATATTTTAAGACGCATTGTTGCTCGTTCAAAGGCAAAAACTAACAGAGCATTTTTTGATACATATGATGTGAAAGAAGGCGAGACTCCAGAAATGATCGCACATAAGTTATATGGTGACAGTGAGTATCACTGGGTAGTTCTGTTGATGAATGACATTGTTGACCGATATCATCAATGGCCTATGAGCAGACGCCAGTTTCTCGCACACGTTAAAAATAAGTATTCGAATGTGGATGGAATTCACCATTATGAAATTTTCCAAACATCTGGTGATACCACTATAAAAATTGACATTGGGACAGACAATACAGATTACCCATCTGCAACTCCAATTACAAATCTAGAATTCGAACAGGAACAGCAAGACAGTTTGCGAAGAATAAGACTACTGGACCCTTCATACCTTAGTGAATTTGTAGACCAGTTTAATGATTTGATCAATAGGAGTGTAGTTTAGTGTCTGAGATTTACCAGGCAGGACAGTTTGAGATACAGTATTCACAACTCATTTCATCATCTGGACAGACAGTTGATATTGACTATGCAATTGTGAATTTGACCTTGTTCGAAGACATCGCTAAAAGTACGTTGTCTGGAATGATGATGGTTGCCGATTCGGTCAACCTGTCATCAATGTTTCCATTGATTGGACAAGAGTATCTAAAATTAAAAATTGCAACTGCGTCTGACACGGATAAAAGTAGAATTATAGATTTTACAGAAAACGCACTTTTTGTCAATAAAATCATTGCTCGTCAAGATATGGGTAATGGTGTTCAGGCATATGGTATTTCCTTCTCATCCAGAGAGGCGTTAGTCAATGAGAGAGTGAGAGTTAACCGCACCCTCACTGGTAGTTCCACAGATATTGTCAAGAAAGTGTTTCAAGACCATCTTGGCACCAAGAAAAGATTGTATCTTGAACCAAGTGCAGATAACAGAAAAATCATATCCCCAAATAAAAGACCTTTTGAATTAATTCAAGACATGTCCAATCTGGCCATATCTAAACAACACAATGATCCCTGCTACTTGTGTTTTGAGACATATAGAGGATTTCATTTTAGATCACTTGCAAGTCTTTATGCACAAAAGAGCAAACAAGAGTTTTATGAAATTAAAGCAGGAACAAGAAATAAAAAGGGTGCGATTGATATCGAAGCAGATTTCTCTGCACTGTTGGGTTTCAATATAGTGAATGCTCATGATCCTATTCTTTCAAATAGGTCTGGTACATATGCGTCTACATTATATGTTCATGACATCATCTCTAAAAATTATCAAAAACATACATATAACTATATGACAAATTTTAAAGATGAAATGCATATTGAAAAAACGAACAGCCGATACCAAGGTGACAATAAGGATGATTTTCCAATTGTGAGTAGTGTTTATATTACAGAAGATAAAAAGAATATCTCTTCATTTCCCGCGAGAACATTTGTGCAACCAACAAGTGGGTTTGGATCGAGCAATACTGTTGTTGATGAATTCAACCAAAATCCATTCTCTTCAAATTCTCCAGAGAAATGGATACAGAGAAGAAATGCTCAGTTGCAACAAATTAAAACTGGATTCACTGTACAAATCACTGTGAACGGAAGCACTAATATTCAGGCTGGTGATGTAGTAGATATCAATCTTCCATATACCGCATCAACAAAAACAACAGAGAACGAAAAGTTTGATAGAATATACAATGGTAAGTTTCTTGTGACAAAAATTCGTCATGACTTCGATAATACAAATTCTCACCATAGAATGATTATTGAAGGAGTGAAGGATTCTCTCAACAGAGAACTACCCACAAGCACCAATCCAGAACCTATTCAAGAGGGTGATCAAGAAATCATCAACACCCTATACTAAGAAAGGAGACGCCCATCTCAAAAAAATCTATATCCCAATACAAACAGCGAAAGGAAGATAAAATGGCTAAGACCAAGAATCGCATTAAGAAATTGAACTTTCAGAGGCAGGAACGTAAAATGGAATTGGAACCACTTTCAGAGAATGATAAATACATCATAGAAATGTCAGGATATAGAAAAGGGCAGATGCAAAATGAAGAGTTTTCACGAACTACAGGAAGGGGTTTACGACCCCAACATATTTAAAGCATTTTTCCTAGCAGGTGGGCCTGGCAGCGGTAAGTCATACGTTGTCAGGCGCACCACTGGGGGAACAGGACTCAAGATTGTCAACTCAGACGATGCTTTCGAGAAACTGTTGAAGGATGCTGGTCTATCTCTTAAGATGCCTCCAGAGGAAGAGCAGGAGAGAGACGTTGTTCGTGACCGTGCAAAACAAATCACCAAGGCTCGTCAGGCAAACTATCTTGAAGGTCGCCTTGGACTTATCATAGATGGGACCGGCCGGGATTATGATAAGATTGCTCGTCAGTCTCAACAGTTACGAGAACTAGGTTACGACACCTATATGATTTTCGTAAACACCTCACTGGACACTGCACTTGAACGCAATGCACAACGTGCTAGAAGTGTTCCAGAATCCATCGTCGTTCAGTCTTGGAAGGACGTTCAGTCCAACATCGGTAAGTTCAACAACCACTTTGGGTCAGGTATGATCATTGTGGATAACAACGATGCTGGTGAGGACGTATTTGGTAAGGTCTGGAAACGTGTGCAGGGTCTTCTTCGTAACAAGGTTTCGAATGGACGTGCAAAGTCTTGGATTGCAAGGGAAATGCAAAAAAGGCGTCGATAATCGAAAAAAGTTGTTGACAAACCCCTTTTCGTGTGGTATAGTTAGTTATACACTGAGAAAAGGAAGACGTTATGATGAATTGCAACTGGATATTTCGTGACCTGATGATCAAGAAGCGGATCATGAGAGAAGCAGGGATTGACATTTCCGAGTTGGAAGTCTGGAAGGATGGTAAAGACCCTGAGAAGCGTATCTCTGAAGCTTTCAAGAAAGCTGGGTTAAAGATGCCGAATATGAATGGTCGAGGTCGGGCATAATGATCCTCACCCTCAAGGGCATCACCAACAAGGGTAAGAATCGTATTCGGGAACACGGAGACAAGTGGGAAGTTCTAGAACTTCCCCCCGGCGTTCTAGGTATGGACCCCAAACCCGCATTGCCCCCCATAAAATCACTGAAAACAGGTGAATGGCGTTGGCTAGATGATGTGAATTTTTCTTGGATTCCGAGTCGATTTTGATTGACAAACCCCTTTTCGTATGGTATGATTAGACATAATCAGAAATCAAGAGGTTACAAATGGTTGACAGAATTACGATGAACAAGGGAGTTTTCCTTGGTTATGGTAGCACAGAAGACCTAGAGCTTGTAGGTCGTGCCTTTGGATATGATATCTACATTGAGAAAGAAGAACGCACATATAATGTTGTGTGGGTCTATGACCGCAACATAACCAAACGGGTTCGCACTCCCTATGGTGACATGGACACTCGCCATCGCATTGCTGCAAAGGTAGAACTGTCGAAAGAGCGTGGTGCATGGCATGTTGACCTCTTGAACGTCGATAGTCGTTACAAGGGTAATAACCTTGCAATCAAGATTTATAAGTTCCTCATGAAGAAGATGGATATCACCCTGATGGCTGGTCACTCACAGTCTGCTGGTGGTCGTTACGTTTGGAACAAACTCAACAAGGAACGTGACATTACGGTGTATGCTAAGAAGTCACCCTATTCCAAGTTCATCGACTTCCCCAAGTCTGGAAAGCGTGAGTTGGTTTCCAAGAAGTTTGACCTCTACGGTAGTGACGCAGAAATATTTGCGGTTGCTGCATAACAGGGGTTGACAAAACGAATCCTGCATGGTATAGTTAGACATAATCAGAGAGAGATGAAATATGAAAATTGATACTGTGATTGACATTGCAAAATCAAAAAGACTAGTTGATTTAAATGAAGAGGGAAGAGTAAACCCTACTTATAGACGGTTAATGCACGTCTTAATGGTTTATAAAAAGGTTCATGAAGTTGAAACTGTTGATGATATGCTCAATGACAGTCGATGGAGAGAATGGGAGATAAAGTTTTTACGTTTGCCTGGTGGTGGTAGAAAAACACTTCGTTTATTCAAAGACATAGTTTTTGGTTTAGGATTATATGATTATGAAAAATATTTGAAAAAGTGGAATTAATTGTTGACAGATTCGTTTGAGTGTGGTATAGTTAGACATAATCAGAGAAGGAAAGACAAATGGCTTATGTGAGTAAAGAGACGAAGAAAGAACTTGCCCCTGCAATCAAGAAGGTTCTTGCTGAGTACGGTGTCAAGGGAACCATCAAGGTTAACAATGGCAGCACTCTGGTTGTGACCCTTCGGAAGATTCCTGCTGGACTCTTCACTGACAAAGAGATTGAAAACGGTGTGAACGTCTACCATCTCGGATGGTTTGATGGTCTTGCAAAGAATTTCTTGATGGAATTGCTTGCTGCCATGAAGGGTATAAACTGGTATGATCGGAGTGATTCGATGACTGACTATTTCGATACCGCTTGGTACAACGATATCAAGATTGGTGAGTGGAACAAGCCGGTAGAGGTGATCTGATGAAGGTTGCGGTTATTCACGGTGCGGCAGAAGACTTTGCTCGCACCGTTGCCCTTGTCGAAGTTGCTGATGGGACGAGTGACATTGATGCATGTGAGATTGCATTTACTCTCACCAACTCGATTGATTGCGGTTGGTGGGAGAACGAAGATGTGACTCCCATGTTTGGTGGAAAGACCTGTCGCAGCACAATGATGGGTGACATGGTTCTGGTTGGAACGACTAAGTATATTTGCGATATGGTGGGATGGAGTAAGGTGTAATGATTAAGGCACTGTTGGTTGTCACTCTTATGAGTGGTGCAGAGTATGCAGTGAACATGCCAGACATGAACACATGCATGGAGAATGCAAATCTTGTCGAGGGACAAGGACGGGGTGCAGAGGCAATCTGCATCCCACAAGCAGATAAATCTGCGAAGGTTAAAGATATGTTCACCATGTTTGGTGACGTGGTTGAGAGGTTGCAAGAGAATGAACTGGGAACGTCTAGTGGGAAATGCCGAGACAGCTTTAAGGGCATGTGAAGCATCTAAATCAGAATGGGGTATCCAATACTGGTCTAATGTACTGGCATACCTATTGAGGCAGTCTGGGAGACTGAATTGATCAAGGTACTTAGTGATGAAACCTTTGTGAAGGACGATCCTGTTCGTCCTTCTTTATCATATGCATTTCGCAAGTCTGTGGGCGAGATGTTCTACATTGGCGAGGATAAACCTACCGCCATTGTATGCACAGCATTTACAACAGATATTCCAAAAACTGTAAGAGAACTTGCCCTGTACTCACATCCACAGGGTGATAACTGTATCGCATACACTGTATGGAGTTATGCTCCAGGCGCAGGACGTGATATAATCTATGAACTGAGAGACTATGCGATTGAGAATAACTTCAAACGTCTAGTCACATTATCACCTAAGACAGAGATGGCTCGTAAGTTTCATCTTCGCAATGGTGCATTTATTTTGAATGAGAATGAGGAGACAGATAATTATGAGTACGAACTTTGAGAAGGTAGCAGAGTTCATGACTGCGTTTGGTCAGACTGTAGAGACTGAACCCACATGGACAAGTGTATCACAATTGCGATACGACCTGATTGACGAGGAACTTAAGGAACTGGGTCAAGCAATCGAAGAGAGAAACATTGTAGAGGTTGCTGATGCACTCACTGACCTTCTGTATGTCGTTTATGGTGCTGGACATTCTTTTGGATTGGACCTTGACAAATGTTTCGAAGAGGTGCATAATAGCAACATGACTAAACTTGGACCAGAGGGTAAACCTATCTATCGTGAGGATGGTAAGGTTATGAAGGGGCCGGGATACCGTGCGCCTGACCTAAAGACCACACTGGGATTGAATGGTGTATGAAACCTAAACACATTCGAGCACACATGCGGGCTGCACATGCATATGCAGAGTGCAGCACAGCAGAGAAACTTAAGGTGGGGTGTGTTCTGGTTAAGGACCACCGTATCATAAGTATCGGATACAATGGTATGCCGAGTGGGTGGACCAATGAATGTGAAGATGAGGTCTATTCTAAAGTATCTAAGATTGCGGTAACAAAGGAGTTAGTTACAAAACCAGAGGTAATTCACGCAGAGGCAAACGCTGTCGCAAAACTTGCGAGGTCAAACGAGTCAGGTGAAGGTTCAGTAGCATTTATTACACATGCACCTTGCCTTTCTTGTGCGAAGATGTTATACTCTGCTGGAGTAAGTGAAGTTGTATATTCACAGTCTTATAGGGAAACTGTGGGTGTGGACTTTTTAGTGAGATGTGAGATACCTGTCTCACAATATTTTTTGGAAGAGGAAGAAAATGGCTAACAATGTAAACACATGCATTGACATGGAAAATCTAAATTCGAATGCAGTTAATCTTATTAAGGAACTGTATTCTAGAGTGCGTGAAACTGAGGACTACAAGTGGTTCGGTGATATGTTTGTTGATGGAACAAACGTAACCTATGAGCAGTCAGAGAAATACGAGTGGACCCTCGAAAACATCGGACCCAAGTGGTGTTATATCGAAGACTTTGAGGACAGCTGTTTCCGCGGAATTGGTGAGAGCGGTTGTACGATTCGAACTGTTTCTGCATGGGGTGCTCCTATAACTGGTGTTGAGAATCTGTTGACTGCAATTGCTGCAATCTGTCCTGATGTTGTTACTGAGGTGACTTATGAGGATGAGATGCCAAACTTTATTGGTGCTAACTTCTACATTGGAGATGAACTAGACGAATCATCTGAGTGGGACTATGATGAAATTCTTGAAGAGGTCAAGAAGCATCATGACATTGAAGAGGACGAGGATGGTGATTTAACAGAAGAGAGTCAGGACATTGTGTGGGAAAATATCTGGGAAACATCCCATGACCTACAACAAGAATTTCTCTCTGAGTGTCGAGGCCGACTAGATGAAGACAATTGAGAGGACAGCTCTATCTGAGTTAATCTCAAACGAGAACTACGCCAGAAAGGTACTTCCACATATGAAGGTGGATTACTTTTCTGACCGTAGTGAACGTATTGTATTCGAAGAGATACAGAAGTTTGTAGATAAATACAACACTCTACCAAACAAGACTTCTATTGAAATTGAGATCGACACTCGCCGTGACTTGAACGAACAAGATGTCAAGGCGGTAATTGATGTAGTTAAGAGTCTTGAGAAAGACGATGATGCGAATTTAGAGTGGTTAGTAGAGACTACAGAGAAATTCTGTAAGGATAAGGCGGTATACAATGCAATCGTTGAAGGTATTCAAATTATTGATGGAAAAGATAAGAATCGAAATGTCGATGCTATTCCGAGCATTCTCACTGATGCCTTGGCCGTTGGTTTTGATAACTCTGTTGGTCATGATTATCTACTTGATGCAGAATCACGGTTCGAATTTTACCACACGGTAGAGGAGAAGATACCTTTCGACCTTGACTTCTTCAATCGTATTACTAAGGGTGGACTACCACCCAAGACACTGAACATTGCCCTTGCTGGAACTGGTGTGGGTAAGTCTCTGTTTATGTGTCACATGGCAGCGAACTGTATGAACCAAGGTAGGAACGTCCTGTATATTTCTATGGAGATGGCAGAGGAACGTATCGCAGAACGTATTGATGCAAACCTCATGAATATCTCTATGGAAGACCTACATAGTCTACCAAAACAGATGTATGATGACAAGATCAACAAGATTATCAAGAACACCACTGGTCAATTGGTAATCAAGGAGTATCCAACTGCATCTGCACACTCTGGACACTTTCGTGGTCTTATCAAGGAGCTCGCAGTCAAGAAGTCATTCAAACCAGATATCATCTTCATTGACTATCTAAACATCTGTGCATCTAGTAGATTCAAGGGGGCAGCAAATGTCAACTCGTACATGTATATTAAATCGATTGCAGAGGAGCTTAGGGGACTCGCAGTTGAAACAAATGTCCCGATTATGTCGGCAACACAGACCACAAGGAGCGGGTACTCCAACACAGATGTTGGTTTGGAAGACACGTCAGAGTCTTTTGGTCTTCCTGCTACGGCAGACCTCATGTTTGCGCTTATTTCTAGTGAGGAACTTGAGGAACGAAACCAAATCGCAGTCAAGCAGTTGAAGAACCGATACAATGACCCAACGATGAACAAGAGATTTGTTATCGGTATCGACCGTGCAAAGATGCGTCTGCATGACCTAGATGCAAGTGAACAGGATGGTCTGGTTGACAGTAACCAGAAAGAAGACACATTTAATGAACCTGTATTTGATAATACAGATTTTGGAGAAGGATGGCAAGTATGAGCATACCAAGAATTAATCCAGACACATGGGAGTATGTATCAAGAGAGGACGATGCTCAAGCATCGGTTCTCTTGCGTGGTGACCATAGGTTCTCTGGTGTAGTCTATTCGTATGGACGCATTAGTGTTCCAGAACCGACACCAGAGGGGTTTGCACAACTCTCGTTTGACTACAACATAGAAGACAACAACAACATTCCTCGCGATGAGTTCGATGAGGATTTCTTTACACTGATTGGTGATATTCTAGTTGATATCATTGAGCAGAGAATGGAAGAAGAAACGCTGATTTATAAAGGAGGCATGGATGAGTAATTTTTTACAGGACGCAATCAAGGCAGCAGGAAACGAGTACGCTGCAATTGTAGATGATGGAGTAGAGGCTGGTGATGTAGAGAACTTTATTGACACTGGTTCATACATCTTCAATGCACTTCTGTCGGGTAGTCTATATGGTGGACTACCATCTAATAAGATCACTGCGATTGCTGGTGAGAGTGCAACAGGTAAGACATTCTTTCTCATGGGTATGGTCAAGAACTTCCTTGATGCGAACCCTGATGCTGGTGTTCTATACTTTGAGAGTGAGAGTGCAATCACACGTCAGATGGTGATTGACCGTGGTATTGACCCCAAGCGTATGGTTGTCATGCCTGTCACCACTGTACAGGAGTTTCGGACACAGGCAATTCGTGTTCTGGATGACCATCTGTCGAAACCAGAAGGTGACCGTCCACAGATGATGTTGTGTCTCGACTCACTGGGTATGCTATCTACCACTAAAGAGGTAGAGGATACGGCAGATGGTAAAGAGACTCGTGACATGACACGAGCACAGGTACTCAAGGCTGCGTTCCGTGTCCTGACACTGAAACTAGGTAAGGCAAAGGTGCCTATGGTAGTCACCAACCATACCTATGACGTTGTTGGTTCCATGTTCCCAACAAAAGAGATGGGTGGTGGTTCTGGTCTGAAGTATGCAGCATCCTCTATCGTCTATCTGTCTAAGAAGAAGGACAAGGATGGTACTGAGGTTGTGGGAAATATTATTCACTGCAAGAACCACAAATCTCGTTTGACCATTGAGAATAAGATGGTGGATGTAAGACTGTCCTATTCCACTGGGTTGGACAAGTACTATGGTCTGTTGGAACTCGCAGAGAAGTATGAAATCTTCAAGAAGGTATCGACTCGTATTGAGTTGCCTGATGGTTCGAAGCAGTTTGGTAAGACTATTCTGAATGACCCTGAGACATACTTCACTGAAGATGTCATGGCTCGACTAGAAGAAGCAGCAGGAAAGGAATTCAAGTACGGTTAACGATCCCATGCCTTGATGGCGGTGAAATTGTTAAAGGAGAACTCCATGCGGTCAACAAGTTTGACCGCATTTCCTTTTACACGATCAATTGCAACGTAACCTTCTGGACTAGTAACCTTATAACCATTGGAAGTGCGAATGAAGGTATCAGTCATCTGACGCACTGAGTTCAGTTTATTCACGATGACCTGTTTTGCTTCTACAAGTAGGTTCTGAAACTGAATAATGTTACCTAGATTCTTGGTGTGCTTCTTGACTTCACGAACATACTCTTTCTGCATGTTCTGATACTTCTTCTTTCCAGCATCACTCTTTGCCTTCTCAATCTGTTTGTCGAAGTGCATTCTGACCCAATCCTCATATCCCTTTGCATGTGCGGATGGATTAGTAATCTTCTGACCTTTACGGACCATGCTGTTGTTGTATGTCTTGAGTGATGCACCAGCAAGATTACCTGTCATACTGTCCTGTAGACGTAGGAACGCCTTTAGTCCATTTGCATTGATACGTTGGAATGTGCGACCTGTATCACTGAGGTATTTGGTTATCAGTTGTGTCTCTTTGTCTGTGAATGTGCTACTTCCAGATGTATCCTTGTATGTTGCATCATCCATCCACACTGAGGATGTCTTCTTGAGTCCCTTGATATCTGCACCAAAGGATGCCTTCATGGACTGTAGATCGTCACCAGTATATGTGGTGTGGAATACAATACCAATCTTTGCACGGCTCATGGACTTACCCAAATCACTGTCAGTAGGAACCGCATATACGATGGTGTTGGGTTGGAATGTGTAGTAGGACACCCCATCAATGGTATCAGTTTCGATGTCGTCGGTAAACATCAAATCACCCTGTAGAACACCCTTTATACCGATTTTAGAGAGTTCTGAGAGGGCTACTTTGAACTTACTGTTCAATGTACCAGACAAGTCAGCATCAATCTCCTCGTTGCTCTTATACAGCTTAGGATTGACGTTAAACACGGATTTCTTTGCGACAAAGAACTTTCCATCTGCTGGGTCAATACCAGCAAAGATTGCGGGTGCGCCATCCCATTTAACTGTCATGTTTACGGAAGAACGGGAACTTCCTGCCAACATATCACGGAGAGAACGGAGAAAGTTAATTGCAGCCCGTCCACCATCAACGCCATAGTTGAGTATTTCGTCTTCAAGGTGTTCAAGATGTAAGTTCTTGCCACCTTTATCTTCAGAGAGGAGTTCTAGAAATGTGTCCATAACAGTATTTATATATCACAGAATAGAATGTGTGTCAAGAGACTTAACTGTGTTCTTGCCAGTTCAATGCGCCAACCGCATCATCATTATTCGTTGTTGCTCTAATTGCGAGTGTGAAAATATCACCAGTAGAACTACCCAATGATCTTGTTAACTGTAATTGGTGATTGAGGTGTGCAAAATCTATATTTGATGCGCCACCCTTTGTATCACCAACAAACACACCTTCCATGATCTTATTGCCGCCAGTTAATGCTGTTGCTGATAAATCATACTCAATATTACTGTCTGATCCAGCAGACACAAAACTGGCACCTGTGAGACTTGTTACGTTAGTAAAAACCTTATATTGGAATGCTGCTTGTTGTAAACCATACAGATCAGCAAACATCGGAACCACAACACCATCTGTTCTACCACTACGAAGTCGAATACTAATTAGTGGTGTGTCAGCGGTATCTGAAATGTTCTTTCCAGTAATGGCAGTTGATACAGAGCGAGAAATGGATGTGTTATTATATCCACCCTCGCTCATTACACTGGAACAAATTTGTTTGAGCGTTGATGCTGAACCTGTAGCACCTGTATTAGTAATCTCATACCGACATGGTAGTGTTGCGGTAGTGATATAAGTGGATAGACCATCATATGCTGCATCACTTGTATTTGCGTGATGGAATGCATGAACAGGAATAAATTGACCATTGACAACAAAACCAACACGAACTGAACCAACACCAAGCCATTCGAAATCAGACCAGAAAATTTGTGCCTTATCAATACTGAGAGTATAACCAGATGGATTTGCGGTGTCTGCATCACCATCCATTGTGTCAATATTCCAGTTTGCCTGTGCAATTTTGGTATCAACTACTGAACCTGTCACTTTACTGCGTTTTACAATATACAGATCAGTTCCATCAAGTTCAAGGAATACGCCATTTTCAGCACCAAAATATCCAACTCTCTGCCGAAGATTAGTCTTACCTTCATTCATCACAAAGGTATTCAATGCCAGTAGTGACTTACCAGGCTGATATGAAAACACTCTCTTTGTCTCACGAATAATCTCGTCACCACTAGATGTGCCAAGAGTAATATCCATCAAACCTTGACTGGCATTATGTGCTGATCCAGAGTTGCCGGAGTTATCTGTTTCACTCTCTGACCACTTATCTGTATTATCACCATATCGTAGTGAGGAGTCAAATAGTGTATGTGGATTGGAAACTCTAAGACGACCAAATGCGTCATTCACTGTAGAACGGTTTGAATAACCAATTGCCTGTGTAATGGTGACAGGGAATGGATTTTCTGTAGTGACAACCTCACCATTCTTGTTTGCAATCATTGGTACTTCAAATACTTTGTTGTCATGTCCAAATGGACCATATGTTTGCAAGTCAGCTCTGAAATTTGCCATGTGTTCACTCCTATAGAATACTATTTATAAGTTCCTTGACAGATTGGGGTAAATGATATATAGTCATCATATGTCTTTTTATACAAATGTTCTTCAATACGGCAACTCTCTTCTGGTACGTTATGTCGAGAACGGCAAACGTCTCACCAAGAGAGTTAAATATCAACCCACACTATTCGACCTTGTGAACACGAGGGAGAGAACAGGATACAGTACCCTAGATGGGCGTGCTGTACTACCGCATAAGTTCGACTCCATTCGTGATGCCAAGGATTGGATTGCAGATAGAGATAATCAGGATATCGTGTTTGGTAACACACAATATCCCTATTGTTGGATTGCAGACGAGTATCCAGGCCGTGTCGATTGGGACTTGGACCAGATGCTTGTCATCACCATCGACATTGAGGTGGAGTGCGAGAACGGTTTTCCGAAACCAGAGGACGCACTCGAGCCCATGTTGTCCATTACCGTCAAGAATCATCAAACCAAACGCATTGTGGTGTGGGGATTGCATGATTTCCGTAATGACCGTGATGATGTGACATATATCAAGTGCGAGAGTGAAGTTCATCTGCTCAAGGAGTTTCTTGCGTTCTGGGAGAGGAATGTACCAGATATCGTGACAGGATGGAACACTGAATTCTTCGATATTCCCTATCTCTGCAATCGTATCAAACGAGTGTTTGACGAGGACGAGGTGAAACGTCTATCTCCATGGCGCAACGTATTTGACCGTCAAGTGTATCAGATGGGTAGAACACACCAGATTTACACCATCGACGGTGTATCTGCACTGGACTATTACGACCTGTATCGGAAGTTCACATATACGAACCAAGAACGGTACACACTGGACCATATTGCATATGTCGAACTGGGTGAACGTAAGGATGGCAATCCATTTGACACTTTCCGTGAGTGGTACACTAAGGATTATCAGTCATTCATCGAATACAACATCACTGACGTGGAACTGGTTGACAAACTAGAGGATAAGATGCGCCTCATTGAACTATGTCTGACGATGGCATACGAGGCAAAGGTCAACCTGACTGATGTTCTTGGTACGGTGCGGTACTGGGATATTCTCATCTATAATCACCTTCGTGAGAGAAATCTGGTCATTCCACCCAAGAAAGAACATGGCAAGAACGAGAAATACGAGGGTGCATATGTGAAAGACCCACAGGTGGGTATGCACAACTGGGTAATGTCATTTGACCTTAACTCCCTGTATCCACATCTGATCATGCAGTATAACATCTCACCAGAGACGCTTGTCAATAGTGGTGCTGACCTTGCAGAAGGTATGGTGGATAAACTGCTAGAGGGTAAGGCAAAGAATGACACTGAATACTGCATGACACCGAATGGTGCATTTTTCCGAAAAGATATCCGGGGCTTTCTACCAGAATTGATGGAGAGCATGTACAATGACCGTGTGAAGTACAAGAAGCTCATGTTGCAAGCAGAACAGGAATACGAGGATACCAAGAACCCTGCACTTCTGAAGGATATATCCAAGTATAACAACATTCAGATGGCAAAGAAGATTTCACTGAACTCCGCATATGGTGCAATCGGTAACAACTGGTTTCGGTATTATGACCTGCTGATTGCAACTGCTATCACCACTGCGGGACAATTGTCTATTCGATGGATCGAAAAGGCACTGAATATACATCTGAACAAGGTGTTAAAGACGGAGAATATAGACTATGTTATTGCATCGGATACGGACTCGGTATACATTACTTTTGACGCACTGGTACATAAAATCTTTGGAGAGGGACAAGAGACTGGCAAAGTCGTGGCCTTTCTGGATAAACTTGCAAAAGAGAAGCTGGAACCGTTTATTGATAAGTCTTATTCGGCTCTTGCAACGCATATGAATGCATATGACCAGAAGATGTACATGAAACGAGAAGTCATTGCAGATAAGGGCATCTGGACTGCAAAGAAGAGGTATATTCTCAATGTACATGACTCTGAGGGAGTACGATACAAGGAACCCAAACTCAAGATGATGGGTATCGAAGCAGTCAAATCATCCACACCAGCCCCCTGTAGAGCAAGAATTAAGGATGCAATGAACATCATCATGGGTGGAACAGAGAAGGAACTGAACACGTTTATACAGGATTTCCGTGAAGAATTCATGAAATTACCACCAGAAGACATTGCATATCCACGTTCCTGTAACGGTGTAACCAAGTATAGAGGGACAGATAGACTGTTTAAACAGGGTGCGCCTATACATGTCAAGGGTGGAATACTGTATA